CAACACCAAGGGCAGTTATACTTAAATCCCTCAAAATTAACCATCTCTCACCTCCAAATATTTTTATCTCCATCTAATTTCCAACCTCTCATGATCCCCTTCAGCTTCCATTTGAGAAGCCTGTCAACCCGTTGCTGAAGCATCTCCACCCGGTACTCCCTCTGCACCGGCGCGTAGGCCAGCGGAGGGCCGGACAGGTGGGCCAGGATAAGCAATGTTAGAGATAGGCGGGTCATTAGGCAACCCTAAATCCTTGGAAACCGCACTTCTGACAATGGACCTCTTTTTGCGGAGGGTTACTTGTCAGAGTGCTGTTTGGATAAGTATCCCATAGTTCTTCGCCACATGAGCAAGCAATTCCATTAGGATGAGACTTCGTTAGGTCAATTGTATCATCCCAATCCCTTCTACGATCAAAATTGAATTCATCTAATGTTTTCATACTTTTTCTCCTTTCAATAGACGGGTCATTTGAGTGGGAAAAGCCCACCGCAGTTTATGCATGGCCCCATAATAGGTCTATCACACTCGCACTTCCTGTCTGTTTCTGGGGCCTTGGTAGCCAGATCCAGGAACTTACGGAGTCTCGGGATAGCATCATACCGAAAAATGGTATCTCCTTTCCAAAACCCCGCCTCCTTAGCCATCTCTCTTACCTCGTCGTCGCTGTACATATCATCCCTCCAGGGCCTTCTTGACGGCCAGTCTTAGGTCGCTTGCTATCGTTCTCCACCCCCACCAGTCAGATCGTAGGGGTCCAGGCTCACCGTCCTTTTCATACATATCTGCAATGGCGAGAATTCTTTGAGGAATATTTCTCAGCTTCTCGTTCTCTGCTTCTAGATAGTCAGCGTACTGCTGGTATTCATCAAGTAGCATTTGTACAGCAGACGCGGTATACGGTATCCAGTTAGGTCTTTCTATCGCTGCCCTCCTTTCAATACTTTCCTGCAGATGGCTACGATGTTTCATCTCATGCATTACATCAAGAAAGGTCTTGTGTGCTTCTCCTGCGTCTTCAATCCGGTTGCCTTTATAAATCATACCATCCTTATCTAAGCGCATCACTTCAGTCAGACTATTCCCAGTAAAAAACTTGAAAGTATTGCTATTATCCTTAATAGCAGAATTGAGTTCGTTCCAATGAACTTCCGTCTGGGGTTTTTCAGTCTTGTCTTTCATCTTTTTTCTCCCTTCAATGCTTCCAGGTGAATGCCAAGAGTTTGAGCAAATGGAATTTTCAACCTTGCCACAAATAGGGCAGATGTCGTTTACTTTGCCGAGCTCAACATATTTATACTCTTTTTTTAATTTCGCTTTCATTTCTCTTGCCCATTCAGCATCATCCTCCATGGAATAATACTTCTTCATAATTCTTTGCAAACTTTTATGGGCTGACCATTCAAAAATTGCCTTATCTTCTTTGATATGATACCAATCAAGATTTAAGGGGCATTTTTCCTGGAATGTTACATCAATCCAGCTTTGACCGGGGTCCCAAGCGGCTGGCGAATGCTCGAAGTAAACTTTTTTCAAAAAATCGATATGTAATCCCAGCTTAACCTTTTCTTTGTTTATAACATGTATTTTCCTTGCTATGCATATTTTTACTGTGTCACATTTATAGCATTTTGTTTTGTACTTACATCCGCAATGTTTTACAGCATATTGCAATGATGGTTTTATTGATCCTGTGCAGTGATGTACTTCCTCTAATCTGTGTTCACCAAAAGCCATATCTGTATCCAAATGATGAAACTTATTAATCAGATCCAGTTGTGGCTGACATTCACATATACGTTGGATAACATCTCCCCCTATGCTTCCTCCCATATTATTTTCCTTTCTAAATTTAGGATTTTTTTATTTTCCATATCTCCCCCAGTTTATCGTAAACTATGTTAAATGGTAGTAATCTATTTTTAATAAACTCATCAAAGGCTTTGGCCGTTTTATTCTCCAGAGAAATCCGCACCTTCGTTATCTTCCATCTTTGATTTCAAACTCTATCAGCGTTTTATTGTCCTGCTGCTGTATTATTTCGTTTAACATTTCTGTTCGTTGCTGGAAGTCATAGCACAAATAACCAACTACGTTTTTTGATAAACTGCTCTGCAATAAGATTACCAATCTAACTATCTGTTGTTGTGTTAATTTCATCTGTTATCTCCAAATTAAGTGGATGGTTTTCTGCTTCCGGTGATTTTCCAATACGCTCTGGGCAAACAGCAATGGCTCTAAACAGAGCGTCTTTTGGCAATTCTGACGATACTGATTTATGGCAGTACCAGCACCAAAGTCTCATTTCTTCCTTCCTTTTAAATGTCCAATCTATCAAGTTCATAGATTGATTTGGATAACTCATCCGTCTTTGGTAAAAAGTCAGTGTAATGATTATGCAACAAATATCCAATGAATGATCCTACAGCCCAAGGTCCAAAAGTCCACCAAACCCCTAAATATACATCTAAAAGGAAGGCGGCTATGTTGGCTCCAAGGCAAAGTTAAAGTGCCCAAATTAAGATCTTGCCTATTCTATTCTGCTTATAACATTCGCATTTATACATTTCTTCCCTCCTTTTAAATATATCAGAAGCATCACCTACTCTATTACCTTCACTATAATTTCGACCTGCTTGCCCTCAAACTGCAAAAGAGGAATAGTCAGTATTGAATTATACCCTTTATCTTTTACATCACCATAGTCATATAAAGGTTCTTCAACACGAAGAACGGTCCCTACAATATGTAAACCCATCTTTTTAGGACTGTCTTTTATTCCTACCATTGTTTTACTTTCTCTTGATTTGGATTCAGAACTCTTCCCTTTTCCTATGTCTACATTATTACTTGTGATAGATAATTTTGTTTCTGGTGAAACTGGACCGAACTTTTTTCCGCATTGTAAACAGGTTGATGAGCCAAATCCACAAAGAGACCAAGTTCTCATTTCTATTGTGTGTTTACAAATATCCTTCGCCGGATGTAAAATGTTCTTAATGCATGTAACATCTTCTGGGACATATAAGAGGTGAGTTCCGCAATCCAAGCATGTCAATGTTGGTTCGGAAATCCAAAAAGTATTTTCTGACAACCCCTTTGGTTTTTTATAATTTCTGAGTTCACAGTTTAAGTGTTTACAAAAATTAATTTTATCCGTTTCTAATTCTGTCATAATTTTATCTCCTTTTAAATATATCAGAATCCATTTCAATTTTGGCTTTTCGTAATATATCTAATCCCACCGTTTCTAATGTATCACTTTTTAAACTTAGTTTTTCGGATAATATACTTGAATATTTTGAAACTATTGATTCTGCATTTGATGTGTCTTTGATTATGATTCCTTTATTTTCTTTTCTTCTTTTTTGATTTTTAAAAGTTATGAATGACACACCAAGCCCTTTAAGTTTTTCAGTTATTTTTCTTTGATCCATATATTCGCTTGTATCATTATTTATGCGTAGGATATTTCCATCAATTCTTTTAGGAGGCACTCGGTCTAAATCAGAAAAATTTATTACTTTAAACTTTGGGGCATCTGGAATTACAAAATATCTTTTATTTAAGTCAAAGTTTATAATATGATATCCATGTTCATTGTTTGTTTCGCTAAAGTCCAATGGTATTAGGGATGATGTATAGAATCCTTTCCCTTTATAAAAAACCTGATATTTATGGATGTGGCTTGCTATCACGAAATCAAATTTGTTAGATATAAGTTCTTCATCAATACCAGATTTAGCTTTTGCTTTTTTGTTAAAGTATGAGCCTTTTATTGTTCCATGAATGATGAGAACATTTTTTGTTTTTTTGTTTGGTTCATACTCTTTTATAGTTGAAATTACATTTTTATCACTACAAAAAGGGATGAATAAAAAATTTATGTTTCTTATCTTAATGGTAATTGGTGATTCAAGAACCACGTGATTAGGGATTTTGCTAATTGCAATGAATGGACTTAATACTGTTTTTTCTCCATCTAAGTCATGATTGCCGGAATTTATAATAATTTTGATATCCGAAAATTCCATGAAAAACTTTTTTAGAACTTCTTCAACAGGGTAGTCAAGTAATCCAGTATGTATTATATCTCCATTCATTATCAATGGCAGTTCAAGTTTTCTAGCTGTATAGCCGACTTCCCACATTGCCTTTTCTATATCTCTTAATCTTCTTGAGACAATTTGATCATGGTTATTATAGGGATAGTGGTTATATGCATGAATGTCACCAACAACCACTATCCCCTGAACTATTCTGAGATTGCTTATCTTTTTAATTGTTACCTTTGTGGTTTCCATGTTAATTATCACTAAGTAATTCTTCTAGTTTTCTTTGATATAATGGAGTTTTTATTGCTTCTTTGATTTCTTTTAAAAACTTTTCTTTACCAACTGCTCTAAAAAGTTTTTCTCCTTTTTTGGTTCTTATGGATACCGAAATCGTGTTGCCACTTTTTTCTATAATGCCTTTTTTAATTAAAGCATTTCCGAGTGCCCTGCCGGAGTCTATGCCTTGTCCAAATATTATTGGCAACATAGTCTCCTTGTACGGGGCCATGACTTTGTTTTTAACAGTTCTGGCTTTACTTTCAATACCTATTTTTTCAGAATCAGCTGAACTAGTTTTATGGATTACTCCGGCGAATCTCAAATCAAGTCTTATTGAAGCATGAAATTTAAGTGCTGCTCCGCCAATTTCTGTATCTTTGCTTCCATATTTTACATTTGTATCGGTTTTAATTTGATTCATACAAACAAGACATATCTGTTCACTTGATATTGGACCATTAATGTTTCTAAAAAATCGTGATAATCTTCTTGCATGTAATGCTCTAGCTTGTTCGTCTTCATCAGAAGTTGCTTCCCATTCAGCTTTCGGGGGAGCTCCTGCGATGCTATCGAACACTATAACCATAGGAACATCCCATTCATTGCCGGTTTCTACTATGTATTCTTCCTTTGCTTGTTTGAACATGTCTATGCTGACTCTCATCATATCCAAACCTTGCTCTAGATAATCTGGTTGTGAAATAAGAAGTTCATCTAAATTTAGTCCAAGTGCTTTTGCATAATTTGGGTCAAATGCATGTTCGGTCTCAACGAGTCTAGCAATTCCTCCCATTTCTTGAACTGACTTCATCAGATGAATTCCAAGTGTTGTTTTTCCACTCGCTTCTCTACCGGATATGCCAACTATTCTGCCAACAGGCATTCCATATTTTCCACTTGAATCTTTTGCAAGTATTCGATCTAATTCAACAGATCCAGTTTGTATTGTTTTTCTGACAATTGATTTTACATCTAGGGATGACAAAAGGGTAGTTGCGCCTTTGCCAAATTCTTTATCGGAATGTTTTATAATTCCCCTTATAAGTAATCTTCTTCTTTCGAAGAGTTTTTTTGTGTCTTTCATTTTTAGCCTCAATTTAAATTTAATTTTTCATAAAGATTTATAAAAAATTATCCATCAACAAATTGCTATTCCGAGATTGCAGATTGCAGTGAGACGAAGATTTAAGGTCCAGACTGTAAATGTGAAAACTGATAGAACCATTGCGGTAACAAAAGAAGAAAATTGTGGGAAGATTATGTCAGAAATAGTTGCTGGAATTAAAGCAATTATAAACATCCATGTTCCAATTCCTAAAACTAGATCTTGCCATATTATATTTTTTGTATCTTTCATCCGTCAATTACACCTCTCGCTTTAAGTAATTCCAGTGCTTGATATTCAGTGAATCCTGCATTGACGTAGGCGTCATATTTCATCTTGTAAAAATTTGCTATTCCATTAAATGCGCTTGTTATATCTTCCGATACTTCGTCTGCTTTTTTGATCAGTTTTGAAAGATTATCGACAAAATCTCCATCGATGCTTGATCCGTCGGAATCTTCTTTTGCTTTTTTTATCATGTTTCTAGCTATTTCTTCATGAACAGTCATATTTCACCTCACTTTTTCTTTTTCTTATTTTTTTGATTGGCTTTGGCTTTTAATTTTTTCTTTATTTCTTCACCACTACTTTCATCGTCATCTTTTTCGAGTTCTTTTTTGATTATGTTTCTTATATCATCATCATTCATACTTGTCTTAACTTTGATGGATAATTCATTATCCTTTATGAATTTTTTCAATGAATCCCTATTCATTGTTTTGAGTATATCTTCCTCGTCTTCTTCCTCTTCGGTTTCCTTTTCTTCTTCCTCTTCTTCTTCCTCTTCTTCTTCCTTGTCTTCCTCTTCGTCTTCCTCGTCCTCGTCTTCTTCGTCCTCGTCTTCTTCCTCGTCTTCCTCCTCGTCGTCTTCTTCGTCTTCCTCGTCTTCTTCCTCTTCGTCTTCCTCTTCGTCTTCCTCGTCCTCGTCTTCTTCGGTTTCTATCGCTGCTTTTTTCTTTTTCTTCTTAGGAGCTTCTTTCTCTTCTACCTCTTCCTCCTCCATATCTTCCTCCTCCTCTAGTTCTTCTTCTATGCCGCTTTCTTCCTCGCAAAGATCAGCATATTCGCATTTCTTACACTTTTTATTTTTCTTATATTCGCCGAAACATTCTGGAATATCATCATCCCTTGATTTCCCCTCCCATGCATCTTTGGTTTCTGCCGGTGTTGCCGGTTTGGTTATTTCTTTTAAATCAGCAAAATTACTTTTTATATATTTAATCATGAAATCTGGAACCTTCCATGAAAAACTTTTACCAGCATCAACTTTATAAGAAATTGTTCCAAATGTTTTCCCCTTTTTAATAATACAGATATTTCTACCTTTTTTCAAATCTGTAATATCAGTTTCATCAAAGAACTCTGCAAGGTCATCAATTCTTGCTCCGCTTAAAGTTGCAATAACTATGCCAGCATTACATGATGTATTCCATGAACATTTGCTGCACTTTCCAAGGAAATCACCATCTTCATCTTTTTTTACATTTCCCCAACAATCAGGTGGTGGATTATCGGATTTCCATTTTTTCTTTCCTACTTTTGTATATAATGGGCTAACATCTATTGCTTGAAACACATTAGATATCGATACACCTCTTCTAGAAGCCAATGCTCTAATCTTTTTAGACTTTGATGCTTCATCTATTTTAACTTTTTTACAAGCATGACAATCTTTTCCTGTCTTTGTACAATTACACACACCTTTTTGTTCTTCGCCGAGACCAAAATGAACCCTTCTTTGTCTCCATGGAAGCTTCTCTGTTACAGCCGGGGCAAGCATTCTCAAGAACGTTGCCCCAACATCAAACTTAAACCATGATGCTCGACTTCCTCTTCTTTTCTCTCTTTCCTCTTTATCTTTCATGATCTCTTCTTTACTTGTTTTCCCCATTTGAACTGTCATTTATTTCTCCTTTTCTTTTTCGAAATTGCTTTTTCGACTCTTTTATCTCTCGATGCTGATCTCACGTTGAAGTCTCCTTCTAATGCTTTTTCTATTCTGAAGATTTTTTGTCTAAGATTTGTTGCCTTCATTTCAAGTGGCTTTCCCCCTCCATATATTAATTGTTTTGATAATTTTCTATATTTAGAAATTTTCTTGACTCTTTTTATATATTCAATACTTCCTTCGACTTTTCTCTTTGCATCATTATCAGTATATCTTTTCTTAACTGATGATTTTAACTGTGACCATCTTCTTGCTTCCCATTTCGCAAGATCTGCTTGCAGCGAGTTTGCTTTATCTTCCAATTCGTATCCAAGGATAACGCAAAATGAATAAAGTATGTGACTTCTATTCAAATCCTCGTCTATGTCATCCTTAATGGAAAGTTCATCATACAGATTTAAAACATCGTCAGGTATTTCCTTGACGTCTGTTTTAATTGTTAAGACTGCTTTTATTGTATCGTCTGAAATAGTCATATGTTCTTCCTTATAGTTTAATCTAAAGGGTCACTTGAATTAGCAACCCTTTAGATAATAATTATTTGGATTTTCTTCCCGGTTTTTGTGAAAGTGCAGCCTTAAGTTTGGAAGACATTCGATATTTCATAACATCTTTTTCTGGAATATTTATCTTCTCTCTGGTTTTGGGATTAAATCCTATTCTCGGTTGATTATGATGAATCCTAAAAGAACCAAACCCAGGTACTTGAAGAGTAAAACCACCTCTTTTTTCTATAGCTAACGAGGATATAGTTCTGAAAGTATCCCTCATAACTTCAATGAGATCAAATAGTTTAACTTCTTCGTATTCATTTTTCTTTAATATCTTTGCAATATCAGTTAAGATCATTTTCTTTAGCCTCCGTATATTTTTTACAATATTTAATAATTTCTTCAATGATTTCTTGCAATGAAATGATTTCGGGAAAATTTCTTGTAATAATTCCCATGGCATTGTTATAAAGCTCAACTATAGATGGATTGCCAATTTCCATTTCTTCTAAGCAGAATAGGACTATTTCAAATTTATCTATTGCTTCAACAAGTCTTCCTTCTTTTGTGTTATCTTTAGAAAATCTCCAAAGTTTTATGTAATATTGTCTAACACCAAATGGAAGTTCCGAAAATAATTGGTTTTCAACAATTTTATCCGCTACAGTTCTGAGCATATTTGTTAACTCATCAGAATTTTCATGTTTTAATGGATATAATATATCCCCTGTTATACTCTCTTCAAGATCATGAATTAGAGCCCTTTTGATAACTTCAGAAGTGTCATATAGCATTCTCCTTATTTCATCTTCTGGATATTCTATCTCAGATAGAGCCAGTTCATTTAAAATCCTTTTATTTTCCATGTCCGAAATTAACATGACCAAAAATGCAGTATAGTATGAATGTTCAGCAACAGTATAACTATTTACTTTTTGTTGATTGCTACACCGCTCTATCCGTGATAAGCTTCTAACTCTTTTCAAGAATTCTAGGATCATTATAATCTCCATTCAGTATGATTGTTTCTTCAACTTCTTCATGTTTCCCTTTTCCGACTGGATCATTCGGATGCTGTTTATTGAAAATTGCTGCTGCTTTTGCTTGTGCATCTTTTTTTGATAATCCATCTTTAATGAATTTATCTCTCATTTTCTCATAGGCTTCTGGTGCCATCTAGTTCTCACCTCCCTCCTTTTTTAGCAGTTTGTGGTTATACAAATTCATTTGAAAAAATGCAACTAAAAATGTTTTGCTTCTTCTCTACAATATCTTTATATAACACTCTCTTTCTCCACCTAAGGCTATTTGATCTTCGCCAATATGTGATACGTTTTTGAATCCAGATATTTTTATCGGGGTTCCCTTTTCCATATTTTCTACTTTTGGCCCAAGTCTTTTATACATATCATTCCAACATACTATATTGAAACTTTCATTGACATTTTTTATATTCATAAGAATCATCTTTCCACGTTTGCTGTTTATGATTCTTATTTTATCTATGAATCCCGCAACAACCACTCTATCACCAACTTCGGCCTTATAGAACATATCTATTGTAAATAACCCCTTAAGTTTATCAGGATAGATATTCTTGATTGATTTCATCAGATATGGCATAATTTCTTTTGCAGCTTTATTCCATTCTGAAATTTTTATGCTTTTAAATTCTTCCTTATCTTTTCTTAGTTTGTGATATTCTTTTATAATATCATTTCTATTTCCGAATTTCTTAAAAAGACTGGCTGTTATCATCTTTTTAACTACTCTTACATTTATAACTCTTCTGTCAATTCTATTAAAAAAATCTTCAAATGAACCAAATGGTTGTTCGTCAACAATTACCCTTGCAGCTTTTGGACCTACTCCTTTTATGCTTGTTAGAGACCAGACTATTTTGTCACCCTTTATTCTAAATCGATCTTTTGAATCATTTATATTTGGCAAAAGGAATTTTACCTTATATAAGGTGCTTGATACTTCTTTTATTATAAGATATTCATCATCAGTTGCTTGTTGTAAGAAAGCACAAAAAAATTCTGTTGGAAAATGAACCTTGAGATATGAAGTTGCATTAGATACTAGAGAATAAGCTGTGCTATGAGCACGGGGAAAAGCGTAGTGTCCGAACCCCAACATATCATTCCATATGGATTCAGCTATATTTTTTATTTCTTCCTTTGTCCCGAAACCGTTTTTATCCATTATATTCTCCCTTTAATCTCCTTCGCAGCAAATTTTGCATGGGAGATAATCATATTCCCATTTTTTGTCATTGAACACAAATATCTCTTTTGCTCTTTTTAATCCAGGACAATCTTTACTCTCGTGCGCTTTTCTATGTGGAACCCATACTAATGGGATGAATCCCGTTGTGCTAAATGGTTTTTTACTAAAATATAGTTTCATTTTATTCCTCCTTTCCTTTTTTCGTCCATTTTTCTTTCAGACCACTTTTTTACAGCGGATTCTATAAATTCTTCTTTAAAAGCAAAAAAGTCTTTTTGATTCTTCGACTTTATCACCTTTCTCATTTGTTCGGATTTAATGGCATCCATTCCAGCAAATTCAGAAGCACATCTCATCACATGTTCTGAGTATACTAAGACTCCAAGGCTATCTTTTACAACTGCTTCCATAGATGGATGTTTATAGGTTATTTTTTCTCTACCATGTTTTCTGTCAATATAGTGATCAAATGCTCCTGAAGCCAATGGGCCAGGTCTATCTGCTGAAATTGCAAATATGATATCTTCTATATTATCTGGTTTCATTAATCTTAAAAAATGTTTCATTTTAACATCGTTTAATTGAAAAACACCAAGATTTTCTCCTTTAGATAAGGACTTGTAAACGGCTTTGTCATCAAGTGGGATTAACTCTAATGATATTTCTTTATCATGTCTTTCTTTAATGAGATCTATTGATTCGTTTATTATCGTCAAATTTTTGACACCAAGAATATCAAGCACAGTAGCTCCGACTTCATTTAAATATTCTTCATATGTATGAGAGTTTTCCCATTGGGTACAGAATACTCTTTCACCTCCCTTATCTGCAGACAACTTGTTAGTTCTGACAGGGAGCCAATGATGATATGGTTCTGGAGAAACAATAATCCCTGCTGGATGTAATGATTCTGCGTATGCATTTCCTATTATTGGCTTCACATATTTGTCAAACCATTTTTTGTTATTAGCAAACCATTCTGATACTTGTGATTTTTCAAGATCTTCTTCTTTGTCTGGCATGATCTTTGTTATTTTATTTATTTCTTGATATTGAAATGGTTCAAGTTTTTCTTCCAGTATTTTTCTTTCTTTATCAGTTTTTACATTCTCAATTTTTTTCTTGATGTCGAAAGCCTCTACTCTGGCCATGTTTTTTACTGCTGCCTTGAGTTGTGTTCTTCCGAAACTTCCGACAGAACAAATATGATCATCACCATACTTGTTCTTAACATACTTTATGGCCTCATCTCTAAATGTGTGTGATATGTCCAAATCAATATCGATATCAGCCATTCTTGCCTCAATTCTAGCAGGGCTGATAAACCTTTCAAATAGTATATTGAATTTTATTGGATCCACAATAGACATTCCTATTAGCCAGAGAACAACACTCCCATTAGCTGATCCACGAAGGGAGCATAAACAATCTCTACCTTTTAAATGTCTTATTAGATCATCAAATATTAGGATATATGAAATAACTTCCATTTTCGTGAAAGCATCTATTTCTCTTTCTATTCTATCAAGATAAACCTTTTTGTCTCCGAATAATTCCTTGGTTTTTCCTTTTAGCCCAATTCGAACCCTGTATCTCAGATACTCTTCTTCTGATTGGCCTTTCTTGTAATAAGGAAAATCCTTTATTTCTATCTTGGGAATTCGAAGACCACCAGTTGGGATTTCATAATTACATTTATCTGCAATTTCCACTGTGCTATTAATAGCTTCATTAAAAGAATTTTTAGGGATATACTTACACTTATTCTTCCATGTATCTTGTATCTCTTCGTATGATTTTAACCATATTGAATCACAATATGCTTCTGAAAGGTCTGAATCTATCTTCATTCTTATAACTTTTGCCTGAACTTCATGCATTCCTTTATTAACATAGTGAACGTCATTTGTGATAACAAGTTTTATGTCTATCTCTTTTGCCATTTTTATGAGTTTAAGGTTATAGTCTTTTTGTATGTCTACACTATTTTCATCTCGTATATTGTGTAGCTGTATTTCTAAATATAAGTCGTTGCCAAAGAGTTTTTTGAGCCATTTAGCCTTATGGTATGCGTCTTTCTCACTGCCATAGACTAAGTCCTTGCCCATCAAACCCTTTAGGCAAGCCGTTAACACTACTAAACCATTGCGATGCTTTGTAAGCATTTTATAATCAATTCTTGGACGATAATAAAAGTTTTCCTGTGACCATGACAGCTTTTGTAGAGCTAATATATTTTTATAACCATCTTCATCTTTTGCCAATAACACGATATGATTGTTTGATCTATTATCGCCATCGTGAATTGTGGCATCCTTGACGATATATGTTTCTACTCCAAAGATAGGCTTTATTTCGAGGGTCTTAGAGACAAGATTGAGTTCCATATGTGCGGATACATTGCCATGATCTGTAACCGCCATTGCATGCATTCCAAGCTCTTTGGTTCTTTTCAAATAATCAGATGTCTTTGTTACTCCATCGAGGAGGGAATGATCTGTATGAATATGTAAGTGTACGAAAGGAGATCTGATCTTGACTTGTCTTTTCCTATTTGTAATTGGAATAAGTTGTTCAATTTTTATTGGAAGGATTGCGCTTTTGAGTTTTTTGCTTTTTCTTGGTTTAATTATTATTGAACTTTTTTCAAGAAAATATGGATTACCTTTGAACATAATAACTAATCTTTTTATGTTACTTGGTATTTTTTCGTAAATTTTTACTGGAATATTTGTTTCTTTCTGTTCTTTAAATTCATAGTTAGTTTCATACAAGAAGAATTTCCCGAGATTTGAAAGTATAATGTATGAGTTTTCATCAACCTTTATTGATTTCACTATTTTTAGGTTGTAATCTAACCTTAATTTCTGCGAGTAATCCTTTAACATATTCTTCTCCTAATCCCTCCTTGTTATGTTCTGAATATAAATATGGTGGTTCTACATTTTCCATTTTAATCCAATTCAGCATACCAGAAAGGTTACTTACTAATCCTTCAAATTCATCAATGTTTTTAATTACTAAAATTTGAATTCCACTCATTGATAAAAATTTCATAATGTTTTCCAATCTCCCGTAATATATTTATATGTGTTATCTGTTATTGCTCTGTGTTGCTTAAGTGATGATAATGAATTATTAAACAATGATTCGATTTCGTTCCTTATTCCTTTTTTCTCAGAACGCCTCATGAGCCCTTCAATTGTTGCTATGTATATATCATCTTCGAGAATATATTCCAATAATGTTAAAGCAGCCTTATATAACCCATGTTCAATTAAGATATAAGATGAAACAGATATGAAATAATCTCTAAGTGGGGAATTTAATACATGATAGCTTTCAGGTATGTTGTTAGTGATAATTTCTGTTAAACTTTGTTCTAATAAGCTGGTAGGATCAGTAAATGCAATTAGTTTCTCAAAAACAGCTATTGCTTTTTCGATAGTATGATAAAAATCTTCCAAACTATCAAATCTGTTCATAATATTTGGTTTGTTTGTTTCATAATAAACATTGTAATTATGGCTTAGAATATCACCGATTCTTTTTTCCATTGTCGTATAATAATGGAAAGAGGTTGCATAATGATTATATGTTCCTAATTTTAAACCCAGAATAGATGCAATTATTTCTTGCAAAAATGTCCACTCAAAGATGTTAATGTTATATGCTCCCCATATCACATCGTTGCTTCTGAGATACGTGTAACAATTAAGTCTGTTATCTCTGACAAGAAACTGTATAAATATCGTGCATGGTCTATCTTTTGTTTTAAAATCAGGATCGTAATCCCATGTAGGGTCTGGGATCATAATTATGGATTGTCTTGTGAATTTATCTTGTTTTATTGCTTTTATAGCATTTAAAATTTGGTCGGTATTTTTTTTATCTAATTGGGATATTTCATAATTTTTTGAAGGGGCATTCCAATTCTCATCATAAAGAAAAAATCTGTTATTTAGTACATCATAAACTCTTAAACGAGGGCCATATGCTCCTCCCCATAAGAATGGAGTATTCGGGTCAGCATAATCTACACAGTTTGGTAAAAAGAATTTAAGAAAATTCAAATCATTTCTTCCAGAAAATACCCAAAATGTCTCTGCAATAGTTGCAGATATATTATTATACCTATATGGTTGAGTTAAAAACCTCATTCTTGGATTTGTTATAGCGAAATTATATCCGGTTATCTCTATGACATCTGTTCCTCTTGTGTGATATGGTTGCCCATCTTTTTTAAGATCGTTAAGAGAATTTCTAAATGACGAATTTATGTCAGATGTGCTATGCATCTCTATTCCTCCTCTTCTTTCATGATAGAATTAATTTCGTCTTCTTCAAGAGCTTCATCAATAGCATTACCTATGATCATTATGTCGGCTATTCTTTTGATATTTCTTCCAATAAATAAAAGAGCAACTCCTATGAGCATTTGAACCATTATGCTTAAAAAGAAATATCCTTCAAAACTTCCCATTATCTTTTCCATTTCCATATCAGTTTCCTCCGAGCAATTCATTAGCAGACATCAAAACCAAAGTCCCGGCAAGGCTCTCAATTCTCCTTCTATTAAGATAATCATGTTCTTTAGCAAATCTTGTTGTTAGATCAAGAACTGTATAGAGGTCTAAATCAAGATTAATTGCCTCCTCTTCTTTTTCATCAATCATCATTTTTATAACGAGTTTCTCGTTAGTATCGAATTTGCTTTTTCCAACAGCATTTCTTATCTTTTTTACTTGGTCCTCGCCATGCGATAATGATTTGACCGGGTTTTTTTTCATAATCTTAAAAGTATCTCCAAGCATTTTTCCATTTGCATCAACTGTTTTGATATTTGTATTTAGTTGGTCTAAAAATATATCTTCATTCATTGAAATTGAATAACTCATTTTGAAACCGTTTAATAGTGGATGCTTTTCTCTCATTACTAATCCATTTGTGCAAACAAGCCTATTGAGATACGGAAAACCAGTTGTTGGAAAATGCCCAACATCACTCGACATCAATTCAAGACCGATGTTCATAACATCTCCCTTGGATACTTCTACTGGCTTTTCGGCATCAGAGGTGACAACTCTAATTCCATAATCACTGTAGGACCCAGAGTGAAAAATATTTCTTCCTATTCCTGAGCGTTCTAGGACTTTGGTATCTCTTACAAAACGATGACTTGGTTTCGTTATTGCCCTTACTTCATTATCTTGGGTACACATCATAATTTCTGAATCTTCAGTGTACTCTTCTTTCATCCTATTGATATCTCTAATCAACATATCAGTTGGTGCTTTTTTATAATAAAAGTTTACTGGCATCTGAAATGTCCTGAGTAAAGTCTTCATTCCTGAATCTCTCAACGGATAAGTCTTGCCTTTTACTTTTAACCCATCTTCTTTTAAAGTCCAATCTTTAAATTCAACTGTTTGTTCTTTTTTTGTTTTATCTTGTTCTCTTAAAAAACCAAGAAAATTACTTTGCTTTTTAAAATTCTTTATTTCGTTCGGTATTAAGTCTATCATTTTTCTTCCTCCTCGTTTTTAATTTGGTCAAGCATCGGAGACCATCTTTCATACCAATTCTTAAATAATTTCCTATCCCCACTACGTTTAAATTCATCAAGAGCATTCATTACATCATTAAAAGCTTCTTCTAATGCCTTCCTGCTTAATTGTTCATCAGCCATTATTACCTCCGTTTTTGTTTAAATCCTTTTTATAGCTATCACTAATTAATGCCCATCCAGGATAATGTAATTGAACTTTTCCGCCTACATCTTTTTCAAGAGCCAAAGCATCCATACACCACAGACATAATATCCCACCTACGCCTTCAATGCTTTTAAGGTTAGGCTTGCCCATAATTGTATTCCATATTTTGTTTTCAACTACAGCGTCTATACTGTCTCTTCTGCCGCATCTTTGACAAGCAGAAACATCATGTCTTGGCTGGTGTAAATGGTTCAATCTACCTAATTCACTTTCTGCTACCTTTAAAGCACTAATAAGTTCATCTCTAGTCATTGCATGATAATATCTCATCATAATCTCCATTTTGGTTTTTGCCTATAAATATACAATACAGCTTTTTTAGCATAATGTGCAACGTTAAAGTTGGAGCATTCAAAGCCCAAACGTTGAAGACTCCAAGGGCGATTTCTGGTTGCTGATGGTATTTCACATTTTCCTTCTCTGCCTTTTACTGTTCTGTTAACACAATACTGACATTCTTTGTGAACAAGAAACATCAAAGTATCATAGTTCCCATTTCTTATATATCTCAACAATAACGGGTAAGCATCTTTTGAGAGTTTTATTGTTTCTACATCATCTACTGATTTCCCATGCTTATCTATATGCGGATACTTTACTATCTTTCCTCCTTCTCTTATAATTAAATTTCCATCAATGATTTCATCGCACCAGGGGCATTTTCTTATTGTTCCAAATTTCCCCTTAAACTCATATATATCCATTATCTTTCCATCAAGCCATGGAAGAAATAAGGATGTTTGAACAGGACTTTCATTGCAATAAAGAAAACATTTATTTTGAGTTATTTTAAGCGATGGATTTTTTATTCTTAGCCTTCTAACCAATTCAAAATTTTTCATTTATTCACCTTTATAAGAAGATCTTCTGGGTAATGCATGAATGTTCTTTTTTTCTTATTTTTAAGAGTTCTCCTGTTCTGGTTTTCTACAATGTGCGGGCCATATGGCCTTTCAATTCCTAAATGTGTTCCTCTGAGAAATACTTCTTGTCCATCTTTAACTTCAAGCCATGATATTGATCTGAATCCTTCTAGTTGCGACTCGGTTATCATTTTATTAACCTCCCTTTACACTAGGAATAAATTTTTCTTTGGGTTATTTTTTAGAAATTTCTTTATTGTATCTTCTGTTCCACCTTTCCTATCTTTAGATATGCAAGCTATTATCTTATCAGAACTTATTGCTACATCAGTATTTCTTATAAACAATGCTGCTGGACTTCCATATTTTTTGAAGTTAGGGTAGAAAATCATTATCGGAATTCCATATTTCTTTGCTATTATTTCTGCAAAACGATCACCACCTTTTGGACATCCACCAGAACATATCCAATCTTCTCCTTGATATAACTTAAAAAACTTTTTTTCAACCTTCTCATAAGCAACTGATGAATCTCTTCTTCTGGTTCCTATTATGCCTATAACCTTAATTAATTCAGGAGTTTTTATCATCATCTTCCTCTTCAACTTCTTCTATGGTGACTTTAATTGTCCTATCTTCGTAATCTCTAAATATTTGTTCAACAGTTTCAGTATCTATAAACAATCCTTTATCTACATCTTCCCAGTTACCATAAATATTTCTTTTCACTTTGCCTATTACAACTTTAGATTCTAAAGTCATTTTATTTCTCCTTCACTAACATCATAGTCACAGCTGTTAGGGAATTTATTACAGGAAATTCGTAATCAATATCTAAATTTTCCAGCATTTTATAAACATCAATCCCTATAGCTTCAAGTGATGGGAGACATCCTCTTACGCACGGAGGGTTATCCCGATTTTCGCATTTAAAAGCACAGAGATTGCAAGGCCCTTGTATCAGACCAAAACATTTATATCCTGACTTTCTCAATTTTGCTCTATATATAGCTGTTAGTCGAGTTAGTTCCCTGCTTTGTCCTGCTTCTGTCCCCTTTAGTTGTCTTCCTTTTTTAATTTTAAACTCTATGTGGGATAATTCTTCTTTATTAACCTTCCAACTTTTTGTTCCATCATTTTTCCATACAAAGACTATTGCAGTATCAAAAGATCTTATAAATTTTACTGTTGACTGGATTGTTTTAAATTGCTTGTATGTTTGCCAAAGATATGGCGGACAAGAAATCGAACGAGACCAAAGTCCGCAATGTAGACAGCCAAATCTTGCAATCAGATCTAATGGTATTTTTGAAGGTTTAATATATCTTATTTCAGATAAACATTCAGGAAATTCAAAATTATCAATTATTTTTTTTAATATATTTTTCATTTAATCAGTATCCTCTGGCTTATTATTTAAGAGTGCAGCATTCTTCAATTTATTAATAAGACATAAATGACAAGTACACTTATCTCTTAAACTTATTATCTTACAGCTACCAAAATGATAAGGTCTCCACTGATCCGTTAGCATAGATACTATTTCTGTTATCTCTTCTTTATTCATTTATTTTTTCTCCCTATTCCTTATGGGCTTTTCCCTATATTTTTGAACCGTGAATAAACTGATATTTAATCTTTTTGATATAATTTTTCTAGACAATCCCTCGTTTGCAAGTTTTTTGATTCTCTCAATTTTCTCATTCGAAAGTCTTTTAGTCATTTAGTAATTCCTTTGCATGACTGATTGCTAATTCAATTTCATTTATCGTAAACTCTTCACTTAGGGTATTATTATCCTCTCTATGCCATCGAACAAAAAAACCATTATCATCTGAAATAAGCCATAACCTTTTAGTTCCTAATCCTTGTATCGGAGAGGAATATGGAGAGTTTCCGGCCCTCAGGTCTTCCCCGAAAACAATATATGGGCCTTGGTATTTATCAAACGATTTAATAACACCATTCAATGCTTTTGCGACAGCAGCATGTATAGGCCATTCTTCTCCATTTGAATCAAATCCATTTTGATCTATCCAACTCATTTCTCCAGTCATTTTATTTTCCTTTCTTAATGAAGTCTACATCTTCTGGAAAAGCAAATTTGTCATTAGAATGGTCCGATAATTTTATTCTAAGTAATTTTATTGTTTTAATCTTCGTTAGATATGGTTGGCCGATGGGCCCGAGAAGAGGATGACTATCACCTGAATTATATATGCCTTCTTGCTTATAGGCTAATCCCACATACCATCCGATTTTGTATGTTTTTTTCTTGGACCATATTCTTTTCTTTTCTATATATTCTGGAAAAGCAAAAGCTTTTATTCTTACTTTACATCCTATTTCTTTAGTCATTTAACGTCCTCCTTCTTTTTATTTTCTTCATTCATTTTTAATATTTTCGGTAATGTAAGGCATACTATAATAATAAATGAAATAAATGTCACCATAAGATTGTTTCCAGAGGGCCATATTAGGTCTATGAAAAAAGATTCAATAACAAAAACTATACTGTAGAGTATTATTAGTCCTATATACATCTTTCAATCCTCCTCTATGTTTTTAGATGTTTCACGTATGTTCTTTTTTTAATGCATGACTTTGGTTTCGCCAATAAAGCAAGTTTTCTAACTGTGTTAAGTCCCCTCCTTATATGTTCAAGTTTTAATCCAGCATTTCTGCAAGTTGCATATATGTTTAAACCAAATCCCTCTCCTACGGTCATATACCTATTTAGGTTTTTAATTTTGATGAACCTTTTAGCTCTCTTGTGTACAATATTATCTATCGTTCTTTGCCAATATAATAGATTTTTACATTGCCTTTCTGTCCAATTAGGATGAGCTTTCTTCATTTTCATGGCATGGTTTTTTAAATCAAAGTTTTTGAAAACGAGATACATGGGCTCATCTAAATCAAATACATTTTCAAATTGATATTTATGTGCAGATGAGAATTTACAACGAGGATAATTTTTACAAAATTTCTTTTCATAATATGGCAAAGCACACCATAAGTTTGATCTTTTGACAGATACTGTTTTTATATGATTTCTATTTAACCTTAGAATAAACATTGCTTCTTCTCTATTTTATTCTCCTAATTTTAGACTTAATTCATAAAGTTTTAACGTCCAATATCCAGACATTGTTATTGAATACGGTCTACCGAACATTCCGCATTTTAGTCCCAAAATTCCATGTACATCATAGAGCCATATGATTCCTCTCGGATAAATTCCAACTTTTTCTACAACATCATTAACCCAAGGTTGAGGCATTGCCCAGTCATAGTTTACTCCTTTTTCTTGGAGTTCATCTAATCCTAATTCTTTTACTCTTTGTCCAAAACTCGGAAACCAATCTATGGATGGATTATAATCCATTTTATCCCTCCTATTCTTTTTCTTGGTGCATTTCTTTAGTACATTTACTTTTTCTTTCCCATCTTGATAAAATCATTCTAACTTTTCTACTTCGATATTCATGTTTGACTAAATATTCCAATGTTAAGGCTCCACTATGATCTAAATATGGAGAAACTATTATCAATTTAACTGGTCTTCTTGATCTTGTATATTTCGATGCTATTCCGTCATTATGTTGATTTAACCTTCTTATGATATCAGTTGTTATTCCACAATAATAAGAGTTATCGCTGCATTTTATTAGATATACTTTCCATATCTTACTATTTGCATTCATTTAATTTCATTTCTTCTATTATTTGAACTGCTCTTGCCCATCTTTGTATTGTTGATTTCTTAATTGTTTTGACAGTGATTGTTACTTTATCAGGATAATTATGGAAAGTTATTTTCCCATCTTTATCAATTGATTTCTTCGCAGTTATCCAGGGATTAGCTCCATTTAGATGATGGTTCCATATTAGTAGTGCTATCGGGATAACATTTTCAGTTATTCCGATCTCTGTTAAAAGGTGGATAAGTCCTTTAATTCTTTCAGTAATTCCCGAATTAAAGAATACTCTTAAAGATTTTGTTCTTAATACGTCTAATCCTATCCCTTCTTTTTCGAATCTTTTATTAATCTTACCGGCCAATTGCTGATCGATTCTTTTTGCCATTTTATTTCCCTCCTATTTATTTCTCCTCCCAAGGTCTTTGTACTGGTTCGGTATATGGTTTTCCTTTAGTGGCTATCCTTACGTTAGCCACATCGCGCATTGTCGGTTTCGACATAGCTTTCTTTCCAAGCTTATCTGGCAATAAACCAACTCTGTATGATCTCGTCGTGCATCCTAAACATACACCTCCATTCATTTGTTTTCGCAAACCATGATATAAAAATTTTCTTGCTGATTTAAAATACTTATTGTTCCATAGATCATCTATTCCATCATAATTAACAATATTTCCACACTTATAAATACCTCTAAAATCATCACAGCATAAAGCAACATTGCCATCCCATCTTATACTCATCTCCCTAAACGGTTTTGCACATCTCTTATTATCCATTGCATTACTTAATGGAAAAGCACACCCACAATGGTTGGACAAGTGTGAGTGGGTCCCATATGTTTGTTCGGAAATATCTCTTATTACTACAAGATGACGATCACTTGGTTTTCTCCTTGTATGCGGAGATGCTTTTTTGTTATCTGGATAAAAAAATAATTCTGGAAACAATTTTTTTCTAAAATCATTCAGAAGTAAAATTCCATCAACAATTTTTTCACCTTTATATTGATCTAAAGCGAGAATGTTTAATCCGTAAGAAAATGCTTTATATATATTCTTTGGTTTTAGAAAACCTATCCCATTTGAAGTCATCATTATGGAGGCCCACGGTAATCTTTTCCTAAATATTTTTATTATATCAATAAAATTAGGATTAAGGCTAGGTTCTCCATGCATTGCAAATTCTATTCTGGAATTCCAATTTGCTTCTTTTATTCTATCTGCAATTAGTTTTGCCGTATCAATTGACATAAAAAAGTATGGTTTACTATTCTTTCCATTTTTTTGTTTAATGCTATTTGCCCCATTATTTCTGATTCCTTGCAGTCCACAAAACCAACAGGCCAGTAAACATCCTTCAGTGAGCTCAATCTGAAGAGCGTTTGGGGGTTCTTGATGATTTGAAAGCTCTTTTCCACTGGATTCTAACATCTCGCCTTACCTCCATTCCTTTCCATCCTGATTTAGATTTCTTTTCAACTATGCTTACAAAATCTGGATGTAGTTCTTTTAATTTTATTGCTGATTCTTTTTGGATATCATTATTTCTATAAAGAGAACATCCTCCAGGTGCATTTGTTCCCATTTGATCCCATGCGCAGTCGGTTATAATTGCATTTTTATGTCCATTTCTTAAGAAGGTCAGTATAACATTAAAATCTTCCATCACAATTGTTTGATCAAATCTTGCATTTATTTTTGCAAATACTTTTGTATCGATTGCATGAATATTGTTTTGTCTTACACACGTTTTAATTTTGTCCGGAAAGAATCTATTATTTCCTGATCTGGCTGAGAGCCCAACAAGCGGATAAACTTTGCATAGTTTAAACATTCTTATAAAAATATTTTCAATCTCTTCTGTAGTCGCTTTTCTTAAATTAAATGCATTTTGATTTTTTCTTACAAAAAACAAATGATCATCATCACACATTATTATTCTTTTTAATCCTTTTTCAATTGAATAATCCATTATCCATTGTCTTGTTTTGGCAATTCCCTCCATATCACATCGCAATACTTTATATCCTAATCTTCTATGCATTGGGGCTTCATGGGAGGGGCCTACTAATTTAATATTATATTTCCTAATGAACTCTTTTGTAAAAGAGCCATATGTATCTTGGATTCCAATTCTTCCTCTTGTTGGTATAAATATTTGTTCAAACATTTTACGTTCCTTTATTGGTTTTTTCTAGGATATGGATTAATTCTCTTTTTTCATCAATTAGATCAATTAATTTGTTTTTTTCTTCTTCGGTTATTGTTTTTTCTTTAGTCTCATATATTATATTAAAAGTTATTTTTTTAAGGACTCTTTCATCTTGGGCGTCATCTATCCTTTTTACGATTGAATGGTATGCGGTCATTTTTCACTCCTTTTTTGTAATAACATCATCCACATTTTAGAAAGGTTCATATCTTCTACAGTTACAAACATACTGTTAATTATAGATGTCGGGAAAAGAGATGCCATGTTTTTTATTATATCTGAATAAGATGATCTACTTTTATACTCTCTTCTTGGAGTAATTCCACATCTTTTTGCTACTTTAAAACCATTACTCTCTACTAACGGAATAATTTCTTCAAAAGACCACTCATATTTATGACTACCACATGATTCATTCTTCCAAACCCATTCTTCTCCTTCTTTTCTTTTTAGATTTGGAGAAGAAAGAATGACTATTCCATTATTTTTTAAATTTCTTTTTATATTGTCGAAAAGAAATGGAACTTTTTCTCTTTCTATATGTTCGATGGTTTCAAGACAAACTATGACATCGCCTTTATAAGGCATTTTTATAGGTTTAGTGAGATTAGCCAGATAGTGATTAAACCTATCATTTCTTTTTGGTATAATATTTTTTCTTCCACCTATAAGTCTCTTTTTATTACCATCAACTCCATGATATGAAATCTTTGGCCATCCAAAGTAATTGCAGTTGTAACGCCAGTATGCATAGAATTGGCTCCACGAACAACCAAAATCAATGATTGTCATGATCCTTTTTTCTTTCAACGAAAGAAAATAATTTTTTGTCCAATTTAATGCTATCATGAATCTTAACATTTGTGAGATATCCCATGGAGAAAACCATCTCATTTTTCTTGGATTATGTAAATCTATTGTACCATCAACGAGAAGTGAAGATTCATTTATCAAGTTTTCATCATAATATTTATGAATATAGATTTCTCCATCCTTTTTAAATTCGGAATACTTCATTTTTTTCTCCTTATATTAAAGTTTACATAAAAAAAGCCGAGGGGCTTTTCTTTCCCTCGGCTTTCCTGGATGGCTACTGGCTACTTCTTCGTCTTCTTCTTTTTCTTCTTAGGGGCCTCTACTACTTCCTCAACAACCTTCTTCTTTTTCTTCTTAGGGGCCTCTACTACTTCCTCAACAACCTTCTTCTTTTTCTTTACCACTTCCTTTACCTCCTCTTTATCCGATTTCTTAGCTTTTGCCTTCTCTGCCAATTCCTTCCCCTTAACTACTCGATCCTTAGAAGTTTGTCCAGCTTTCTTGATTGCGGCTTTCATTCCTTTACCAAAGTCCGGTGGTAATTTCCCCAAAGGGAGAGCCGCTATTACATCATAAGGGGGTTTAGCCGAGTTAAGGTCCTTATATTGTTTAATGGATTTAATAGGAATTTCTTTGCTAGACATTCTGTTAAAAAAGAAACACAATTTGCTATCTGTATTTTTAGCACCAACTACTGATAGTACTATCACATTGCCTAATTTAAACACAGAAAGAGATGTCTTATGGGTTACTTCAAGATCATAATCCTCAGCTATTCCATCTATAATCTCTTTAAAGGTATTAGGGATTACACCGTTTGAGATGAAGTCCTTTTTCGTTTTAGTGATCTTTTTCATCTCTTTTTTGTCAGTTTCTACAACTGTCTTCTTACCCTTCTTTTTCTTTTTAGGGGTCTCTTCCTCGTCTTCCTCCTCGTCCTCGTCTTCCTCCTCTTCCTCGTCTTCCTCCTCTTCCTCCTCGTCTTCTACTTCCTCGTCTTCTACTTCCTCGTCTTCTACTTCCTCGTCTTCTTCCTCATCCTCTTCTTCCTCATCCTCTTCTTCCTCATCCTCTTCTTCCTCGTCTTCTACTTCCTCGTCTTCTACTTCCTCGTCTTCTACTTCCTCGTCTTCTACTTCTTCGTCTTCTTCTTCCTCTTCGGTTTCCTCTTCCTCCAGATTTTCAGCCGTTTTGACTGCACATTTCGACTCTTCATCACCACCAAACTCACATTTTTCAGTACAGTCTTCTTCTTCGCCATCATACATCCCGAAACATTCCGGAATCACCAACTTCTTTACTTTCTTTTTTGCTTTGGCCATGTTGTAGCCCTCCATGATTTATTTTGCAAGCCTATAATGGCTCGCTTAAGAGAGTTATACAAAATAAACTAATTAAATACAATAAAAAAGTGTAGTTGTTCATTAATAATTTTTATAATAATTTTAACTGTCTACCTGTATTAAATACGGTTAAAAATTTACGGTTTCCGATGATCTTTATAAATTTATCTCGACTCCTAATATCATCGGGATCACCAGATTCTAAATTTATCCTTGAAACTCGCGCTTCACAAACGCTTTTTAATATGTCCGCATTTTTATTTACCTCCTTTTCAGTTACATCACTATCGAACATTATACAGACCTCTTGTGGTTCTTTTTCCGAAATAAGATGAGCTTGAATTTGTGAAATTGTTTTCTTATTACATCCTAGAGCAGGAAAGCCATGCATGGTGGTTCTTATTTGGTCTGTAATTCCTTCATGAATGAAAATTATTTTTTCATGTTTTTTTATATCATCATATCCGAACAATAACATTGAACTGATGGACCCATAGGGATTTAAGATCTTTTTCTTTTTTCTTTCAAAAACTTTGTTATCCGGATTCATTTTAGACAAATCTTTATATTTAGCAAGAGACTTTTTGCTAAGTTGAGAATAAGCTACGAAACTTTTATTTATTCCATTAATTATTGGGAATATTAATCTTCCCTTGTAGTATCCACTATCACAAACACCAATCTCTAAACCCTTCATGGTTTTGTATGAGATATCTCTTTTTTTCAGATATTTTGTTCTATGATTTAGTCTTCTATATTCTTTTGGGAGATCAATAACGAAACCCTCTTCCTTATTAGATTCATATTTAACACTAAGATTAGTAATTAACTTAATTGAATCCAATTTTGCTATTTCAAATGTATCTCCTTCAACCCCATATAGGGCTCCATATTTGTCAAGTACATCATTATAATTTAGCCTAAAGTAAACCATTAAAAAAGCCTTATGATTACCGCTAAAACCACAACGATGACACACGAATCTTTTATCATGTTTTGTTTTTTCAGAACCCATATTGACAAACATATGCATTTTAGGATTCTGACAATCTTTAGATATACAGTTGATATTTATTTCTTCGCCATTTCTTCCTTTTATGATTTTCCCATAAGGAAATTCTTCAAGCAGGAATTTTTTCCAATCAAATTTCATACTTAACCTTTTAAGATATTTATTATTATATTCTTAAGGTATGACGGATCAAGATCATCAAAACAATTTCCATCAAATTCTGGGGAATCGCATAGAGGACATCTTTCATTGTCGCAAGGGTAACACTTTTTATAAATCTCTTTTTCTTTGGACGTAGGTATTTTTATTAGATTCTCATAAGATCCTATACTTTCAAAATCTGTATTTGCAAAAATACCTACAGTTTGTTTCCCGATAGAAACAGATAAGTCCATTAAGAAACTATCAAAACTTACAAATACATCACATAAATCAATTGCTTGAGCCAGTAGCGGAACGTCATCATAAAAATGAGATGCAAAAATGATTTCACTTTTTGTAAAAGAATAGGAATGGTGTTCTCTTTCTATCATTTTTTCTCTTATTCTATTTCTACTTGATCCAAATATAACAATTTTGAATCCACTTCTAACTAAACTGGTTATCACTGAGTTCAATAATAATATTGAAGGCCTCATGGTTGGATCCTCATCCCCTCCAATATTTAGGCCGACTAATTTTTTATCTCCACCCCTAATTGCACTATGCACAGCATCTATAGGATAGCTTATCTTCTCAAAATATAAACTTTCATTTTCAAGAGAACTTGGCCAAGATATATTTGTTTTGAACCTCATTATACTTGAAACCAATGCTGTACTTAATTCTGTATTTGTTTGATGAAACACTTCTCCACATTTATCATGTATTACTTGATCTTGAATTATAAGAAATGTTTCTGCATTCATCACATAAATTTTCGGTTTTGAAGACATTGTGGCAAATATATCAACATTTTCTAATTCAGTTACTATTGTTAAATGTTTGGGGTTTTCTCTTCTTATTGCTGAGGAATTTCTAAAAACATCTCTTTTATTTCCAGTAATTATTGCAAGTTTTCTAATCATTCCTCCTCCTTTTCAGTTTCTTTATGACTTTTTATCATTCCCATTTCAGTCATCTTTTTAACCATTTCTCTAGAGTCTGAAACTAGTACCTCTAAAATCCTAAACTCCTCTTCTTCGAATTCGGGATATATACTTGTTAAATTTATTTTAGAACATTGAATTACGAGTTTTCCACATAATTCTAGCACATGAGTTTCTAAAAGGACTTCTGCAAATAATCTAGCTCTCGGTGTTAAATAGTCATTCGGATTTAATTGTTCTTCCTGCAGGTCTTTCTGTATAGCACTTACAGGAGGCGGCGGCACCGGAACATTAGGTTTATCTGTGTTCTTCATTTCTTTCTCCTTTTTCAATTTGTTCTTCCTGTCTTTCCCCATATCCAACCTAATAATATATTTCTTATCGGGATATTACAATTACGACTTAATAGTATTATGAGAATCCATGTATGAGGCATTAACAATGTTACGAAAATTCCAGCTATTACTATTTTAGTTTTTCTTTTCATTTCATTCCTCCGTAACGAGAGAGGCGGTGCAAGACACTAAGAATTATCAGGATTGTCCATAACATGATGAAAGATGTCTCTTTCCTTTTTCCAATTTCCTCCTTTTCATTAATCTTCAATTCAATGGCGACGTTTCAAAATACCCAATATCCTAAACATTCTTCATTCCAAGACTCCCAAACAACAGGAATTTGTAAACAAGATGTTATCAAGTTTGTAATAACTTTAGGATAAATAAATTGCTTTTTATCCAAAAAATAATAATAACTTTCTTCTGGCAACCTATCTAAACAAGTAATAACTATCCCAGATAAATCTTTATTGCATCCAACTGAATATTTTAAAATATCAACATCTAACCAACCAACTCTAAAACTTCCTTGCCATTCATTGTAAACATTATGAGAATCAACTAAATATTTTGTCAGCATTTCTGATTCAGATGCTAGGGGACCTTTTCCATGTCTAGTAATATATCCTCGCGTAACACCAATGTTGAAGCATTTGGCAAATCTTTCACTTCCTATTAATCGTTTAACTTCAGATAAAGTAACTTGCCCTTTTGTTATATAAGGATGTTGCCCATATCTAGGATCAAGCATTGTTCCTTGTGATCCCTCGAAAATAACATTAGCATTTGAATCTAACATAAAAAAAAGATCATCTTTAAATTTAGTATCAATTTGTTTTTCAAGAATTTCACCAACATCTAAAAGATTTTTGAAATATCCAGGATCTATCTCACTCACCATCTTCTTATAATAATCAAAACCTTCTTGCGATAGACGAGATGCTTGATGATATTTTCGTTGTTTCCAGAATAATAATTTATTCCTTAATTGTATTCCATTTAATAAATCTTTTGCTGTTATTATTGTTTCTTTATTAGTTTTTAAATCATCAATGGTTTCACCAGTTCCAAGTCCTGTGGTGCTAAATCTTTTATCTCCCCTACTTATTTCTTTAGCTCTATTTAGCATCACATTGTATAATGTTATAATAGGACATTCGGGATCAATGTGAAGTCTATCTATTAAATTTCCTAATCCATTTTTTTCGTGTACTTCTGCTTCCGCTAGTAAGTTCAATGGGTCAATTACCATCTGGCTTGAAAGCCAAGTTTCAACAATATCAGAAACTGCACTTCCAGAACCGAATTGTGCAAAAATGTGGCTTTTCCCATTTTTAACGACTCTATGTGCTGCTTGGCTTCCCCCACTAAATCTAACAATCGCAGTGGGATTAATTTTTTCAGTGAGGGCAGCAACAGTTCGCCCTTTGCCTTCATCGCCAAAAGCAAGGCCAATTACAGAATAGAGCATCTTTAAATCCTTCTATCTCTGAATACATCTCTATTCGGTAAAAGTCCGCTATAATCAGACGCTTTTACAGGCATTAAGTTATCTGGTATTGTATTAATAGTTTCGGCAACATCATCCATTCTCTTTCCAGTTTGCCCTCTATTTTTCATATCGGAAAGATATGCATCTTTGGATATTCCCATTCTCATCGCTATTATGCCAAGCATTGTATCAACAACTGCTTTAGGATCTTTTAGGAGCAGAAATCTTTCCCCGTATATTTGTCTCCAATCATGAATTATTCTTTTTTCATCTGCTCCGTTGTTATATATAAGATGCAAAACGTAAACTTCGAAGAGATCACTTAATCCTTGGAAAATTTCCTTCGTTTCTTTCCCATCCAGTTCTGGATAAGGACCTTCATCGCAAATAAAGAAAAAGAACCCCTTTTCCATGTTTTCAAAAGATGCTTTAGTCAAATAAAATAGGGCACACAAATCATACGATTCCATTGTTTGTCCCCCACCATTCCCTTCTAACCATATCTTTTTTAACCACTTATCAATTGCTAATCCTTTTTCAAATGGAGTAACTTGAAGAGGTGCTTCGTCTGTATAAGCATCTCCAACTGCTGAAAAAGAGACAGCAATCTCACCTTCTGGAAGATATCCTTTTTGTTCAAGCTGCCCCCAAAATACAGGCATTTTGTCATAAACAATCATGGTGTTTTCGCCCATGCTTCCTGTCACATCCAAGGAAATTATAATAGGATGTTTTACATCAGTCGAAATCCTTCGGTCACCACTTGGTAATACCGACTTATCGACTTTTCTAACATTATCGTAATGTCTTTGGGAAGTATCAGAATGACTTTTACCACTTGACGCTGAACTATAACTTCTTGAATAACTTGATCCGCCCATTTCATTATCTCCTTATTTTAAAGATTTACTGCAATTACGACTAACAATTTATCATCCTACCATTCTTTTGTTTAATCTGTTACCACTGTTTCTCTACTGTTATCAATCGTTTCAATATATCTTAATAACATTACTCTGAATAATAGGTCGACTAGAATGGTTATTCCGCTTTCATCATCTCTAAATTTGTCCAATCTCAATTCAGCTTGTCTGTCATCCTCTTGTTCTTGAGTTTGGCTTATAGTTATAACCCCATCTGCCAATCTTGCTTTGTCATAGGACTCAGCAGAAGCCTCTTGCCTAACCCTGGACCCTTTTGCAGATGAACGTGCATGAGTAGTACACCATATTGGAATGTTTCTAATTTCTGATTGCCATTTTACTCCTTCATATACTTTTTTAACTCCCAACCTAAATGATTCAGATTTTCCATGTGGGATCATATGGTCTGGTGAATCATATATGATTAGGTTTGGCTTCCAATTTTCTTTTATTTCTATTTCTCTCAGTAAAGATTCTGTATCCATTATAGATATGGTTGAAATTGGTGCATGTATTATTTTAAGATTTCTTTTCCTTTTTCTACGAAAGTTTCGCATTATTTTATTTGCTATAACAAGATTTGAACCCGCCCATTTGAAATCCTTTATTAATGAATATGGATAATCAATGAATCTCGAATCGTATCTGGTCTCTGTTTGAGTTATTGTATTTTCATATACAAAATGGACCGCATTATACCCGCTTATTATGGCAGAAACTCCAGTGTTTATGGAAAATATACTTTTCCCAACGCCAGACGTCCCCATTATGAGTCCCATAAAAGATTCATTTGACCTTATTTTCATTTTATCATCAAGAACCTTTAATCCCATTTTCATTATCTTATATTTTTTAGATAATGAATCTTCTTTTCTCTTTCTTTGTCTGTCTTTCCACTCTTCGAAATGTGAATGTACTTGGAATCCAGATTTTGAAACATCGAAAACAAAAGATTCTTTTATGAGGTTTATTGCTTTGTCTACATTTCCTTCAGATCCTTCCCTTGCTGCGTTTTCTAATAATATTCCAAATGATTGTTTCTTAGCCCATTCTAGTATTTCTGATTCAATAAACTTTGGTGACTTTACTTTTCTTTCGAAAAGTGGGATAATTTTCTTAATATAGTCTTTTCTTCTTTCTTCATCCTTGATTAGTCTATTTGTACTTAAAATTATTGTTTTCTTTGTTGGTAATTCTCCATTGAACTTTTCATAATGTTGATACGCCTCATTTATTAAGAAGCGGTATGCCCCTATTGAGAAAAATTCTGGTTTTACAATTTTCTTTAGATTTGATAGCGAATTCTTATTTTTAAGAGCAATAGCGAGAATATCTTTTTGTAAAACTCTGTCTAGTTTTGGCATCGCAATCCTCAGTTATATACGTTTCCTTTAACTTCGATATATTTTCCAATCTGTTTAATATCATAAATTACGCATTTCAGCAACATATTTTTCCAATATGGAATTATTGTGTAATATTTCTTTCCTTTTCTAATATTTAAATCTTTAAGCTTTCCTCTTGAAAAACCAAAAGCCACTGTTGATGGTCTTCTGTCGTTTTTTGAATCTTTTAAAAATTCCATATACTTGATGGAGTTATGACTGAGATATTCCATTTCTATTAGAAAGCAATAAGGCTTTCTTGATATCCCTTATAAAATATTTTTTAAGTTCAATATCTTTAGGATTCCTTTTTAAATATGAGGGATGAAACGTATAGACAACCCTATACTTTTTTCTGTATTTTGAAACCATTCCATGATTATCTCTAACCTTATCTGTTCTTCCCGTTAGCCCCTTCCAAGGAACTCTTCCTAATGCAACTATTGTATTAACATTAGGAGAATAATCTAACTTTTTATCCAGATACTTTCTGCAAGCTTCTATTTCATCTGATTTGGGATTCCGATTTTCTGGTGGTCGACATGAAACGAGATTCAGTATGAGTATGTTCTCGGTACTTAAGTCCATAATCTTCAGTATTTTTATTAATAGTTTACCTGCTGCACCCACAAACGCCCAACCAGACAAGTCCTCAGCTCTTCCAGGACCTTCTCCGATGAAGCATAGTTTGGCTCTATAGTTGCCATTTCCCCAAACCATTTTGTTTCTATCTATATGTAGTTTGCAATCTCGACAGGACGGGCTAATAACAAATGCTGGATGTTTAATCATAGTTCAGCTATAAACTGAATCATTCCTGAAAATTTGTCTCTTGTATCTTCTTTCATATTATGTGCTCTCCTTTTCGTTGGATATCTTTTTTTAGAATCCTCATACCCGAGCAAAATTTCAAGTATTTTTTCTCCTTCATCTATATTGTGTCTACATGAACGAATAGAATCCTTTGTTTCGCGAATCAATTCTTGAATAGCGAGTCTGAAACAATTAATCTTTTTTCTTTTATCTATTTTCTTAATGGCATTTTTATTTTCATTCAAGATTTCTAGGAATTCTTTTAAAGAAAAAAGTTCGTCTTCATATTTTTTTATTTCATCTTTTATTGTTTTCTTCATCAATTCAATTGAAACTTCTTTGTCTTGGGAAAGACGACCAAGAATATGGTCTTTCATCATCTTTTTGACGTCTTCATACATTAATGCAGATTTTGAATCTGGGACTATGCCATTTAAATCGTAAAACTTTCTTTTCTCAACATCTAAAAGAATACTTTTTGCTTCATTTATTTTTTTGAATTCATCTTCATCTCCGCCAATATCGGGATGATGAATTTTTGCAAGTTTCTTATATGCTTCATTTATCTCTTCTTTTGAAGCGTTCTTTTTAATTCCTAAAACCTTATATGGGTTCATTATTCTATCACAACCTCCATATTCTGGTTCACACTTCTCCCATCACCAGAATAGGAATGATCAATACTTTTGACATTAAACTCTCCTGCATCAATTCTTGTGACATTGAACTCTGTTTTCCCAGATCCTTTGGCTTTATAAAAGCCTATAATATCTTCAATTTTTGCATCCTTATGCCAAATAGCTATCTTTCTTTTCCTATCTGGAAAGGTGATAAGCCACGAAGAAGTAACACAGGTTTTGATAGGAATACATTCTTTATATTTCATTATGCTTATCCTCTAATAATATGTTTTCTTTCTTTATTTTATCTTCATTTGTCTTCTGAGCTTTTTCCCCATAGAACTCTTCAAGCAATTTTCCAACAGCATCAGGGATGGAGAGATATGTTTCTTTTCCGTCTGGATGTGGATTTTCACCTCCTATCCCTTTTATTTGCTTTATAACTTTTTCAACTTCAACACCGTTTCTTAAAATCATTGAAATTAATCTTCCGATCGCTTCTGCTTTAGCAGCAATTGATCTTCCAGACTTTCCAATTATAATGAAAATCTCAATTGGCTTGCTATCACTCTCATTAATCGTTACATACATTTTTCCATAAGCAGTCTTTATTTCAACCGTAAATCCGTTAAGTATTCTGGGTCTTATGATTAATTTTTCAGTCATTGATTATGCCTCTTTTCTTTTTTTTGGGGGGGTATAAGAACTACTTGTTTCCACCCAATCATCTTCTTCCTCTTCATCTATTTCGTTTACTCCCGTAGATGGTTTGATTAGTCGATCTAATTTTTTAATATCTATGACTTCTAATTCTACAAGCAAACAAAGCAAATCAATTGCATTCATATCTCTAGTTAAATATAGAAATCTCTGATCATTCTTATAACATCTTGCATCTAAAATTGAGGTTGCAACATTAATGGCTTTAAAAAAGTCTCTTGCTTTATTCTCTTCAGTTCCATCTTTTATAAGTTTAAAAGTTATTATACTTGAGCAATGCATACATCTAAATTCATCTTTTGTGAGTGTTGCCGCAAATCTTTTTACAAATTTACATACAGGACAGTAATGTCTTCTTTCCATAGCTTTTTTCTTGCCTCCTTATGTAAAGAATTTCTTGAGATAATCATATTTGTCTTCTCTAAGATCGCGACCACGAAATCGGAAGGGAATAAATGCCTCATTCATAAGGGATTCCATCGGTGCTCCAAAGTTTTTTTCTATTTCTTCTGTTGTTGAATAATTTGAAATCAGTATTGTCGGCTTACCGTCTTCAAATCTTTGTTTGCAGATACTTAGAAATTCTGCAACCATATGTGGTGTTATTCTTCCAATTAGAGATAGTTCTTCGACAACTAAAACATCAACTCCTATAATTTCCTTGAACAAAGGTGCTTTTTCAGGAAAATTATACGTTGTATACAACAAGCCCATTAGGTCTTTGAAATAAATGTAATAACAATCTATTCCTTTTTGTAATAGTTTTATAATTAAATACAAAGCTCCTACTGTTTTGCCAGTTCCCGGATTACCGAAAAAAATCATTCCAATGCCATTGTCTACTGCCTCCTTATAATTCATTATATATCTTCTTATTACAGATGAATATAATTGAACACTTTTACCTGTAAGTAAGTTTCCTACTGTTCTTTTTTTGAGTTTCTTATCTAATAGGTTATAACTTCTTTTTGGTATGTTTGCGAGAATTAATTTTTTTATCCTAAATAGTTTTATCCGACAATCACATTCCTTAAATTCAGCTTCTTTATTTTTCTGCAAGAGAGATGTTGGTATAAGTCCCATTCCTCTACACTGTTTGCAATTGGGATTTCTATATTTATCTATTTTGCTTTTAAAAAATTTATATCTTTCTTCTTTTTTCATTTTATGTCTCTCTTAAACTTTTGATGCCAAAAGGGTTCTTCGATTGAATTCATTCCTGTAGACCTTCTTAGGGAAATTTTGCATACTGTACACCTTTTTCTAGGAATTCCTCTTCCTGTAAAAGCCATTCTAAAAGTATGCTTCCTTCTACATTTTGGGCATATGCATGTGAAATTCTCTAATCTTGGAATCAATACATGTCGACCATGTTTATCAAATACTGGTTCTAGTTCTTTTTTTGTCATGTCTTTATTTAACTTCTACTTTAAGGTTTGCCATTTTCATCCTCTTTTTTACAATATTTGTATTTAAATCTTTGGGAAAACAAGTTCAAAAGTTTTTCTTGGATCGAAGAACCCGTAAACACGAACTTTTTTCTTTGTATTCATAAAAGTTCTAATATCCATTTCAACTCCGCTTCCAATGAGCTCTTCAAAACATTTACTGCAAATGTATCCATATACATTTGAATATCTGTTACACAGTATCTCTTCACATCCCATTCGGCTGCATCTCATTACTCCCATGACAAACTCCTTTTCATAAATGTCTATTTATTTTCCCTCTTACGAAATCTGACATTATATCATCCTCAATGAATTTGTCTCTTATTCCAACTTTTTGTGATTTAACTGATGTTCTTATGCCCCATTTATTTTCAAAATCATCAGGCCATCTTGTATTTCTTGATCTCCATGCAATATTTCTGTTTGCAATGAATCTAGCAAATTCTCTCATTATATTTTTGTTTGTCAGAAAGCCTATATAATTTGAGAAATCTTTCCTTCTCTTTTCCCAATTCATAAACCCATATGTCGTCTTATACACAAAAGAGCTGAAAAAATTCATCGGAATATTATATATTTCTTCAAGAAGATATCTTGTTTTTCTTAAACGATTTATATCCCAGTTTGTCCATTCGTCAATTTTTGTTGCTTCGCGTACCAGATATATGAACCATCTGTTTTTATATTTAGTATATTGGCTTTGGGATTTATACCTGATTTTCTCCTTTTCCCTCATCAACCTCCAACGCAACATCATTTTGCGATTAGAATAAACGTCTTCATTCTTTTCTCTTATAGCTGGCATTCTTTTTATTGGATTCTTCATCTTACAAGACAATCTAGAGCAACTGCTTCGCCTCCGATTTCAATCCCATTTGGAGGTGGTTTTGTATCATATTGAACGCCCATATTGCATTTTAAGCATATAGCTCCACCGCAACTCCTATTTACTGTATTAATTGTGACCATCCAAGGACCCATCTTGTGCATCCTCCAACTACATGCCGTTGCAGCTTCTTTCTGTAATTTATTTACTGTTTTCATATTTTCTCCTTTTATCTTCTAACCACATGAATCTCTTTTATTCGTTCAGAAATAATTTTTTTCAAATCCTTAGGTGATTTTATGTACACTATATCGAAGTTCTTTTCTTTTTCATATACTTTAATTCTATTTAATGAATGTTTGGCAAGTGTTGGAGTATGCATGTCACACATATCTAACCAGAGTACCCTTTGCAATCTTTTCCTATCAATGTCTTTGGATAAAGGATTTTTTACTTTTCTTAATATTCTACCTATTTGTTGAACAATATTCCCTTCATATTTTTCAGCACTTGCTCTTATTCCTGCATTTGCTTCAGGAAAATCAACTCCTTCATTCAATATACTTGTACATACTATTGACCTCATTTTCCCACTAGTGAATGCATCAAGAGCTTTTTTCCTAATTACTTGTTGATCACTTCCAGATAAAAACATTATTTCTTTTTCATTAATCTTAAAAAGATCAATTGACATATTATATATATCAGTGCCATGATTTTTTTCTCGCACAAACAAAACAGTGTTCAAATTAGACCTGTGAAATACAGATAATACTTTAGCCAATACAGCACTCCTTTTTTGATTATTTGAAATACCACCAGAATATTCTTCTCTCCAGTTTTCATATTCTTCATCCTTATTGACATCAAAGGGTAATAAAAGAACTGTAGGTTTAGCCAAATATCCTTGATCTATCATCCATGAAAGGGATCTTTTGAATATTATATCTCCAGTTACTGCATGAAGCATCATATTATCATTACTTGCTCTCATATAAGTAGCCGTAGTTCCTATTCTTATAGAAGCATTATTTGTTTTGTAAATAGCTTCCTTAAAGGTCTTTGCGGGAGAATGATGTGCTTCATCCAAGAATAACACGTCTGTTGAGGATAATAGTTTTTCAGTCTTTAATTTTTTCTCTATTTTATCTTCCTTTTCGATAAGGAATTGCATTGCAGTTTTTTTCTTGGATGATTTTCTTAATCTTTCTGGATGTATCATGAACCTCGAAATCGTGTTTATACTTGCAACTGTAATCCTTTGTTCATCCCATATTCCTTCTCCGATAAATCCTATATCCTTTTTTTGAAATTTCTGCATTTCATCTCTTAATTGAGATAATAATGTTATCCCTCCAGTGATTAATAATATCTTAGCAGACTCTTCGGTATGGAGATCTATTGCTTTTATGATTAAATTGATTATTGCAGTTTTACCACCTCCGGTTGGTATATTTATTATCCCAACCATTTGCTTAAGGCTTTGTATTACTGCCTTTTTCTGATATGGTCTTGGGATGAATCCGGCCTTAGATTTAAAAGCTTTTGCAATGGTTTCATCCTTAATGCTGTATTGTTTTCGTATATCCTTTATTTTTACCTCAATATCATTTTTTGTTAGAATTTTTATGACTTCTTCTGAGAATCCTGTAGGAAATGATTTAAGAGTCCAGTTGAATAATCTTATTATTCCATCCCATATTCCGTTTCTATATGCTGGAGTAAAATGTGCTCCTTCGAAATAGTATGATAGTTTATTATCTATTTTGTCTAAAATGGCCATTCCGGGATTTCCATAGATTTTAGAAAAAACATTTCCAATTATGACAACAACTTTGTCACTTCTTAGATCTGATACCTTTTTCGATTCTTCTATTTTAGATAGTATGTTTTTTGACATATTGCTCTCTTTATTTTCTAAATTGGTTTGTTTTTATACAACAGTAAACCAAAAAACGCAAAAATTAACCATTTTCTTTACAAGATTATGGAAGTCCATTTAATTACCTTGATACAAAATTCTAATTGGTTAATCTTTGCCCATCAACGATTGCATAATGGTACCATCCGTTTTTTGAACATATCTGATTATTTACATTAAGTTTGATGCTAAATGTATTTTCAAATATTAAAACTCTCCCATCTTTAAAATATATTATAGTCTTAGTTATATCCGGACCAAATGTTGATGGTTTGTGTACATATTTAACATCAACCGGTGTCCCTTCTGCTCTTATGTTATGAATTAGTTTAACGGAATCAGCTTTAAGTTTGGTTTCCTCGGTATTGCAACAACCTGCAATTAGAATTAATAATATGGTCATGATAACTATTAATTTTCTCATTCACTAACCTCTTTTTCATCATTTTCTAAAATCATTGTTTCATCTCCCAACGAAGCTCCTTCATTAATCCAGCCGATTCCGACCCATCTATATCTGACTCCGTTGTCATTAACCAATTCGGGTAGGTTTTTACTGTTGCAGGTTACAAGTCTTTCTAATTCGTTTCTTTTAATCGTTTTCATATGATCTTTCTCCTTAGTAAATAAAAAGAATGTGTAAAGTTTTTTTTTATTTAAACTGTTAAAATAAGATTTGAATTTGATAGCCTATTTTCTATTTTTTAACTGATAAAATTTTTAGGTGGTTTAGACTAAAGTTGGTGTATAAGGGGGGGGAAGGGGGGGTTTATCAACAAACAACTACTTACTAAAACCTTCACCACTTAAACATCCCATCTACTAATCCCCAATCACTTAAATAATTCATCAATTAACCTACTTAAAACTCTCTAATATCGGATCTCTGATCCGATGATAAGAGTGATATCACTCTTATCAATACGAAAAAACTAAACAACAAACATTTAATCTGCTCATAACTAATTCCTAAATAACTAATTCCCAAATAACTAATTCCTAAATAACTAAAAGGCTTAAGGCTTAAGGCGTACTTCATCCTTTTTAGATCGAACTACTCTCTTTGGCTTTCTCTTCATTTCTTCTGAAATGCTTATTGGTCTATCAAATAGCATTACAGATTTAGTTTTATCTGATAAGGGTCCGAAGTAAGCGACTCTCCATCCTTTTTCATAAAGCTCATCTATTTTCTCAAGACTGATTTTATCTCCTTGCAAGGATAATATTTTAAATCTAATTCCATTTCTCACTGCTTCTTCTATTTTCATATTGGAATTTCTTTCAATATATTCTCCATGTTCGCTAATCAGCTCTTTGCTTATTATAGCCTTAAGCATTTCAGTTCTTTCATATACTTTGTCTTCAATTATTTTGATTATCCTTTTACTCATACTTTTAGCCACTGATTCATTAACCTTTTCATCAATCATGTCGACTGCCAGTTTGAGATCAGTTAATGATAATCTCATTTTCTTAAATTTCGATCTCAACTTGGCAACTGGATCTTCTTTGATTCTTATTGGCTTTCTCTTCATTTCACATAACCTCCTTTTACCATACTTCCTATATAACCTCCTTCTGACATGTTTAATGACCTTTTTGGTATGATCTCTCCTTCATTTCTTAATTCGTTTAGTCTTTCCCATAAGTTTAAACTTACACTGTTTTTATCTTTAATCGTATCAAATTGTAATACGCCATATGCAGGGTCTATCTCTTCTCCTCTTTGGCTATACGCTTCAATGAATCTATCTTCTGCCATGTTCATTTCATGCCAGATAATTGAAAATTCTTCTAATGTATTAATCGGAAAAAGTATGGGCTTAAAATCATCAATCTCTTCAGCAAAGCCTTTTCTGATCAACCAATCTTTGATTTTAGGTTTATCGTTTAACCAAATTCCGATGACTGATTGCATATCAACAAAAATTGGGGTATTAATATGAAATCCTTTATCATTACAGAATTCTTCAAACGAATGCCAAATTATTTCTGCTTCATTGCAAGAATTAAGTATGTCTTTCACTTCTTCATATATAGATGATCTGGTTAATTCCTTAAATGTATTGATTAATTTTTTCATTTGTTTTCCTCCTTTATCTGTAAAAAGTTACGAAATCTCCAAATTCTCTTTCCAGAACGGCGAGAAGATTTTCATAATCCCCTGACATCATTTCGGCCTGAATAGGTTCCCATTTTCTACTTAATTGCTTGGACCATTCCTTGGCCATGCCTATTAAAGCAAATGCATTTCCGTTGGGTCCTGTCAGGTCGATTTCACAATTTCTCTGCTTTTTTTCTCCAATACTTTTAATTGTCATTTTTTCAATCCCTCCGTGACATTTTTCATGATTACTTTCTTCATATTATTCTCCTTTCCCTTCTTTAATCAAATCCTTAGGTGCATAATATTCATAATGTCTATCAGAAAATCTAACCTTAACTGGTCTGTTTGGTCCATAATGTTTTGTTTCTTTAATTGCAATTATTTTAACTCTTTCTTTCGCTATATCCTCTATAACAATATCACCTACTTTTATTTCTTCTAATTTCATTTTTTCAATCCCTCCGTGACATTTTTCATGATTACTTTCTTAATTATCCTCATACCTATTTCTACTGACCTAACATTTACATTTAAATACATTGACAAAATTTTGTAAGTAGGAACTATATTCTTCCTTATCCTAAAGCCATTATTCCCTTGGGCTCTTCGATGGCAGTTCCAATGAAAAGTTGCGAAGTCAACAAAATTTTCTTTATTATAATAAAGTGTATCAAAAAGTTTCAATGAAAAGCTCCTTAGCCTTTTAATAAATCTATCTGGTTTGTAGACTTGTTTATTTAGATCTTTTCTTATTTTTTTAAAAAGATGTTTTTCGGCTAATATAAAATCGCCATCAACTTCTAGTGAATCTATTGTTTCAATCAAAAGCATATTGATATCATTGGTTTTGCTGAAAATATCTTCAAAAGAAGATACTCTTTTTAGTTTCGCATTGTTTCTCCTTATCATATTTATTAAATGGTTTGTGGCGATTTTTGTAACATATGTCCTCAATGAAGCTTTGTTGCTGTCAAATGGATTGGATAACAAGGATACAAATACTTTTTCCCTTATTTCTTGGCACAAATCATCCTGGTCAATAGCAGGGTCTTTCCAAAATGTTTTTCTCCATCTTCTGCTTATCCTTATAAGAGTCCTGTCTGACTCTTTTAGCATATTTGAAACCTTTTTCATTGAAACTTTTTTCATTTTATCGTCTCGTATTGGATGAGAATAGTTTCTTTGCAAGTTCTCCTTCTGGGATATTATTATCTTTTTCTATTATTTCTTTTGCCCATTTTCTCATTTTGTCTGCATCATCTTTTTTACATTTAAATGTGACTATGACACTTTCCACTACCTCTCTATACTTTTCATAGTGATCTACTTTTTCTTCTTCATGTGTGGAGAATATGTCATATGGATCTTCTGTTGTGAATAAACCTGCTGGAGATCCAATTTTCATGTTTAGCAGATTGTCATATTCATTATAATCAGTTTTTCTTTCAGAAAAATCACATTTACAGTTTTCATTATATCTTTTACATTTTACACATATTACTTTGTTAATATTGTCTATGATGTTGTTTAGATTAAGAATGACAACATTATTTTTTCCGTCACAAAGCATTTCAGCTATTGCTTCACCTACTTCACTTTCGTCATATACTATGAAAAAATGAGCAACTATTGATATAAGTTTGTCAATTCTTATATCTGTGCATCCCACATTTGTAATTTTAACAGTTGCATCAGCAACTGCAAACCACATTGTTCTAATATCTAAACTAACAATGCGGAAGTTATCAATGAAACATTGGCCGATATTTATTCTATCTGAATTCTGGCAAATAATTTCCTTTGTTTTTTGTAGCATTACCGTATTGATAACTTCCGGTTTATTCGGGATGCCAATTATGTTTTTCATTTCTTTCCTCCTCTTCAATCTTTTTTAGTTCGCTTATACTTTCCTCCTCTATGGCCTCATAGTCGTCCATTTTTTCTTCTAATCTTTTTATTATCTTATCAATATTTTCTTCAGTTAAAGTCTTATAACACAAGAACTTGAGCTCATTGAAGATCTTTAATAGAAGGTCTCCTAAATATAAGTATAGTTTTTTCATACTTCATCTTTATCTCCTTTTATTTTTTTGGTTAAAAAGATGTACAAATTTCGGATAATGCTTCAAATAATAATTCTCTTTTGTTCAGGAATATATGTGATGAACTTAAAATGATATCTTCTATTTCTGAATATGTTCTACAAACCTCTACATGGCTGCAATCATTACAGCTTTTCTTCTTTTTCTCTGTTTCTACAAATTTTCTAATTTCTGCTTCTTGTCCCATTCATTATTCTCCTTTAAGATTCATAAATTTGATAGAATCTGATGTTACTAATATCATTTTTAAATCTTTTATGTTTATGATTTTTCTTTCTGTTAATGTACTTATTAATTTTGCTAAAATTTCGGTTGTATTGTTCATTATGGTTTCAATTGATTCTATTTTTCCTTCGCCATGAAATGTTCTTTCCAACTTAGATATCAAATAATCATATAATTCAATTTCTTTCTCTTTTTCCCCGATTTTTTTAACTTTTACTTTCAATTTTCTTCTCCTTTTCTACTAATTTCCATTCAAGGTCTATCAATCCTAAGACCTTTAATGGTATCTTAGCTTTTTCATATTCAAATTCTTCTAATGTTATTGATTTACATCCATTGCATCTCCTTATTTTAAAAGTTTCTCCTTTCCTTGCAATAAAATATGAATTAACAATCAATGATGGGCAACAATGACATTTCTGTTGATCATTGATTGGTGCTAGTAACAAAAATGTATCATCATTTGCTTGAACAAAGGTATAAGTTTCTCCTTCATAATCTGCTTCAATTATATAAACTTCTTTATCAGAAAAGGTTTTAATATTCTTGTTCTTCATCATCATCTCTTTTCTCCTCTCCCTTTTCTGATTTCATGTCTAAACTTATTACTTCACCGCAATTTATGCACATTGTTTGTCCAAGCATTCCGTATGAAATATCTCCTGAATCTACTGATTGTTTGCAATTTCTGCATTTCATGTTGCCCTCCTTACTCATCTGGCATCTCTGTATCCCCATGTGGTTCTAGACCAGATCTTATTCGGCTAATCCATTTTTGATATCCATCATCTCCGATTTCATTACAAATTGCGTCTAATAGACAGTAACCGAGTTCATCCCATCCTATAGAATCATCATTCATTACGTGTTTTCTATAAGCTAATTTAACAGCATCTAGTAAATTTGTCATGTTATTTCCTCCATTAATTATAATTTTATTATATAAAACGTTAATGTTCTTTGCAAGTAAAAAACTTATACTTTCATTGAATGTAGCCACTTTTTGCTATCCAGTTTTCCATTATTGCTTCCTTAATTAATCCGAATTTTCTTATAACTTCCATTTTTGACTTATCATCTATATCAAATATGGTTAAGCAATTGCAATTCAAGCATCTATGGGCAGAAATTAACATACCGTTTCCAACTATTATCCCAAATTCTACTCCAATAGGAGTTCCACATTCGCAATAGATATCACTAACTACTGACAAACTTAGATTTCCAACCATTAAAAAATTCATTCTATCGATTTTTAAGAAATTGTTTTTATTGATTTGAAAATGAACCCAATTTTCTGGTTCTATGAAATCTACTATATTTAATGTTGTTTGCATGATTTTATATCATTTCACGAAATTGTTTTTCAGAGATGATTTTTATTCCCAATTCTCTTGCCTTCATTGCTTTTGTTGATGTGCTATTTTCATCATTGGTTACGAGATAATCTAGTTTTCTACTTACATTTTTAATTTCACCTCCGTTTTTGGAAACAAGTTTTTCTATTTCTTCTCTAGGCTTTTCCATTGTTCCTGTAAAACAAAATGTTAGTCCGATTAGTTTGGTTGTTTTTTCTTCTTTGATGAATTTCAATCCTTTCTCTTTAAGAAATGTATATATTAGATAATATTCAGGTAGATTTACATAGAATGATTCAGCTATTGCTGGCCCTATTCCTTCGATATTTAGAATTGCTTCTGATAGTAATTTAGCTTTTTTAAATAAAAGATCAAGAGTTTTTAGGTTAAGTTCATTGACAATTTTTTCTGCTATTTTTAATCCTATATGTGGAATCCCAAAAGCGGCAAGAAGTTTTTGCGGAGTGGTTCTAAGAGTTTTGTTTCTTTCTTTGAGGATTGTTTCTGCTGAAATTTCTCCTAAGCCATCAACTGAGGATATTTCATTTTTTGATAGTTCATAGAATTGCATTATGTTGGAAATACTGAGTTTTTCAATTGTTTTTGCCGATATATTTTCCGCTCCAAGAGTACGCAAAAAATATTCTATCTGCATTAGTGCAGCACCTTTGCAAGACTTATTAGTGCAAGTCAAATGCACCCCTTCTATCTTGGTTGGCTTCTGACATGTAGGACATCTTTTCGGGTAAGTAAATGTACCTTTTCTTAAAACTGACTTGATATATGGTATCACATCCCCTGATCTTATTATTGAAATTCTTGATCCAATTCCTATGCTTTTGTCTTTAATCCATTTAAAGTTATGGCCTGTTGGATGTTCGATCTCAACACCATTAATTTCTGTAACATCTACGTGAACAATCGGTATTAGGAAATTGCTTCTTGTGATCGACCATTCAATTTCAGTTACCTTAGTTTCCACAGGTATATCGTCTATTTTAAAGGCTATCTTGTTTTTTGGTATTTTAACATTCTCTCTTTTTGATGAATTCTTCGAAAGAACAATGCCATCTACGTCCATAGTTCTAAATTTTCTTGCTCCCTTCTCTTTCATAAAATCTTCTTTTTCTTTTATTATATTTACAAGCATTTCAATTGTGGATTGGTGTTTAACATGTTCTCTATGAATCAGAATCCAAGGAACTCCTTCAAGGCCAATTCTCTCTATTTCTTTTATTCGCTTAACTTCTGAATCAAATTTGCTCATATCTGGATGCATCAATAGTTCATGAAAGATAATTGCTATTTTGTTCATGTTTTGTGAATCATCCCGATTCATAATTCCAGAAGCAGCATTTCTTCTTGTTTTATACCCAGATGGCATTGCACCGATCAATACAGCTTCTCCTCTGGCGGCAAATCTGCCATGTATATCAATACATATTGGAAAATCTTTTATATGTGACATTTTGCTTGTTATATTTTCTCCAATCTCTCCATCCCCTCTTGTTGAAGCTAATTTCAATTCACCATTAATCCATTCTGCATAAATAGACAAACCATCCATTTTTAATGATGCAAATATGCTATCCTTCTGTTCTGCCATCCACTTGGTAACATTGCCAACATTTGTCTTATCTAAGGAGCCCAGGATTAATGGTAGTTTGGTCTTATGCCTTTTAGGGGACGAACCTACCTGTTTAAGTACGGGACTATTTGGTTTAAGCTTTCTAAGTTTATCGATAAGTCCATCAAATTCTTGGTCTGAGATTTCAGGTTGTGAGTTATAATATAGTTCTCTATGCTTCTTAATCTTGTTTTCTAAGTTTTTTATTCTGTCCATTGTCACCTCTTTTTGGTTACTATACAATTTTTGACATATTCGTATATGCCATTATGGAGTTCTAGAGCATAAACTTCGCTGTTGATAAAATCACTCCAAATTTTATCAATATTATGTTTCTTTTTTGAAAGAAACCCCCTTTCTTCGTCTTCACAATTTGATAAAAAATCTTCAATTTTGCTTTGAGATAATTTATTTAGCCTATCTAGTAATTTCTGCATTTGATTTCCTTTTTGATTTTTTTCTTTTATGTTAATCCATCTTTAATTATCATGGTCTAACTCCTATTAGACGAAATGCATAACAATTTTTTCTTACTTCAGATTTCTTAAGATATTTTTCGGGTATCACAACATTTTCTTTATCTTTGATAGAAAACCATTCCTTATTTTCTATTTGCTTCTTACGATTTTTATTCTGAATTGCATTTACAAGATCTTCATATTTTTTATCTGGAATTTCTATTTCTACCATGAATTTTGGCATTTAATTTATTCCTTTATTTTATTTCTTTACTTCCTTCTTCTTCATTTGAATATCTATTACTATGTCACCTTCTCCGATATAAAAGGTGTTTCTTTCGGCTCCATTATTTATAATCCTTGGAATACTCTTTGCTCTCATTTCAAGGGCAAAATTTTGATATCTATCTATTCTTGAATTTACTACATCATAAAAAGTGATGAAACCGATAGCCATTAAAGTCATTATTGCTAAAAAGAAAACTGAAATTATGGTTAAAAAGATCTTTGTTAATCTGTTATTTGCTTTTATGTATGGATCAGTCATTTAGCTTCCTCCTTTTCTGTTATCAACCTTTTAAGACACATATATTATCTTCTTAAGTTATAACCTTTAATATATGACACGCCATTGTTCCTTCTGGAGTAGGCCAATATTCTTCTTCTCCTGGGTAAATGCTACTGTATTCTTCACCAAGTATATTTTTATAATTTGAGAAATATAGATTTAGAAAAACCCATCTTCTGATATGATTCGGTCTAATCATAGGCATAACTTTTATTATAAGAGGTTCTTCTGAAAATCCATTCCTAAAAGCTGTTGCAAAAGCAATATCTCTGAAATAAGTTAATCCAACAGTTCTTACATCTGCAAAAAGTACAGAACCTTTTTTATATTTTCTGACAAGCGGGCCTAATCTATCACTTAAACCGCAATTTGTGCTTATACTTAATCTATCTGCTGTTACTACTTTCCATCCCATTTCGTATCCTATGTCATATTCCATTTTTATCCTCCCATATTTAATCTAGCATATCTCTGTGGTGATCTTTAGATTTACAATTAAATTATTTCATATTTCACGATTATTTTATCTTCAAATTCTTCTAATGAAACGAAACTAATTATGGGATCTTTGATTTTATTGACTTCCTTTTTTAATACCTTCAAAGCTTCATTGACCATTTTAAAAATATCCACTTTCTCATTAGTTATGTATTTTTTGATTTCTATTTTTATTGCTTTTCCCATCTTTATCTCCTAATATTTAATTCTGCTCATTGACCTTAAATTACTCCATTCATCTGCCATATTTATTTCACCCATCTGCCCGAACACTTGCTGATTTACCAGCCACAAGCATTTTCTGAATATAAATTGATTTGCTTCATCGAGTAATGTGTATCCATTCGTATTATTTTCTCCGAGAATTTCTATTAATCTATTCAACATTGCTACTGTATTGACTGGTAGAGAGTTTTCAAATATTGTCTCTTCTATAAGGTGTTTTGTTCTCTTTGATATAACTTTTTCATTTTCCATTTTCATCTCCTTATTGCTGGCTTTCTTTTTATTTTTGGTTTTTTTCTTACTTTTTTTACTTTTTTGAGAATCTTAAAAAGTTTTATAATTTCTTTATCTATTGACTTTTTAATACCGCCATGCCAGAATATGTCTTTTTTAATTGGAATGATATCATTATCCCAATCTTTCCATTTTATTCTTATCGAATTGCCACTTTTGCTAAACAGATAAACATATAGCCAATTAGTGATTCCAACAATATAATTCTTATTTTTATATTTAACCATCATTCCTGGCATACAGGAATGTTTAGAATCTCTTTTATAACATAAATATGATACTCTTTTTATTTCCTTTAACTTCTTTATTTCTTCCTTTTCCATATTGGTCTCTTATTTTTTTATTCCATTGTTTTCTTTCCCAGTTAATTTTTCCCAATTTCTATTTGCTGCTATATTAGCATTTTTACTATAAAGAAGGCGTCCTTTATCATCCTTTATCGGTTTGATGAATTTTAAAGCTTCATCTACTGGAATCTCTATTTTTATATTTTCAGAAAAGATTATCATTTTTTCTTTCTTCATAAAAAAGAAAATTGTTTTTCCAATTCTAAATCCATGTTTATTTTCTTTCATTATTCCCATGAAAAAGATTTGCTTTATTTTTTTCATTTGTTACTCCTTAGTTAGGTAGGTAAAATTTATCTTTTATCCCAAAAAAACATTCTAATTGCCCCTTTAAAATCCAATGCCATCCTTCCCATGAGCAAATCTCCTTTTTTTCATCATCGGTAGGAATGTTCTTCAGTTCATTCCAACATCTTGAATTGATTTCTTTATTCCATTTTTTTAATGGAGACATTTCAATCCAATATTTTCGTCCAAAAGGGAGTGTTGACGTGATAATATAATTTGTTAATATTTTGAAACTAAAGCTAAAAATGAACTCTCCGGCTTTAATAAATTCTCCGGCCTCAATGGACTCTTTGGCTTCAATAGCCCCTCCGGCCTCAATGGACCCTCCAGCCCTAATGGACCCTCCGGCCTCAATGGACCCTCCAGCCCTAATGGACCCTCCAGTTTTAATAAGCGCTCCTGCTTTAATAAACTCTCCGGCTTTAATGAACTCTTCGACCTTAATGGATCCTTCGGTTTTAATAAACTCTCTGGATTCAATAAACTCTCCTACTTTAATAAGCCCTCTGGCCTTAATGAACCCTCCGGTATCAATGAAACCTCTGGCTTCAATGTACCCTCTGGCTTCAATGGACCATCCGGCCTCAAAAATATTACAATTAAATTTTACATGATTTATAAATTCTATTGTTTTGCTTTCATGATTTCTGAATCTGTCTAAATCTTCTGGTTTTTCTATTATGTCTATCATTTGTCTGTTTCCTTTTCCATTTCTTTATAAAAAGTTTCTTCCCATTTTCTTATTTCAACCTTAGAAAGTTTTCTCCATCTATTGCCATAAAAAAAGTTTCCCATTTTACCTCTTAAATGAGATCTATGTTTTGACAGGTTTTCTTTTCTTTTTCTTGGTTTCATTTTTTGACAACTTGTCTATTTTTATTTTTAGTCTCAGGATTTCATTACTGCATTCGCTGTAGGTTGCCCATAGTCTGGATTTCATTATTTCTCCTTTGCTATTTTCCCCCTTGTAGATATCTTCTAATAAATCATGTGCTTTTCTTATTAAAAGTCTTATTTCTTCAAACTTTCTCTTTTTCATTATAAGTCTTTTCATAATTACCATTCATACCTCTTATAAGGAAATGCTTCTTTGATTATTGCATTCCAAGCCTTTCCGTTATATTTCAGTTTATGAAACTCTTTGATTGCCTCTTCATCTCCACCATGCATCAAATCATGGTCTGCATCTGTAACAATTTCCGCTACATGGCTTCTCGGTAAAACAGGATTTTCATCATTTTCTTCAAGGAGCCTTAAAACATCACCCCCGATTATATCCCATGTTCTATTTAATGCCCTTATTACTCTCTTTTTGATTTCTTTTGTCATTTTCATTCACCTCCATTTATCAATGCCTGTACTTCACTAAGGGGTCTAAACCCTCTTTTTTCACAAGCTTCACGTAAGTCTCTTTCTAAATTTGCGTTCTTTTCCTTTAGGGTATGAAAATCTTCATTTAGTTCACTATAGTCGTTTTGAAGTTTCTTTAACTTTTCTCTTAATTTGTGGTTTGAAAGTAATATTTCTTCAGCTAATCTAGACATATCTACTTCATTGCTTTTTCTCTCTGGTGTTATAATTTTATCTTCCTTTTCAAAATTTCCAGTTTTAATTACCTTTAATGGTCTTTCTGAAATTAAATCTGCTATTTTCAATTTTACTGCTAATCTTAGAATAGAGAGTGTTGCGGATGTGTATGTACTATTCGGAACCGTTAATCTATCGGCTTCACGGAAGAATTGATCATGACGAGTATCTATTTCCAATCCATTAGGAATTTTATCCCATCTTTCTTTTAATATTTTCCTATAACTCTTCATCATCTTTTCCTTTCTCTATTCCTTTCAAACTTAATAATTCAAGTGTTCCGGGGATATATGCATCACCAAGGTCAATATCGCCTAATTCATCTTCTGCTTCCGCATAACTTTCTGCATGGATTATGTATTTTAATTTAGCCGCAACTATTGCTTCATACTCCTTGCAACTAGTTTGGTTGAATTTTTCACATTCTATGCCATTATTTTTTTCACAGTTTACTTCACAAAAATAGTCAGAATTGATTAATGTTTCTGACTGGATGAATTCTCCATGCATACATTCCATACATTTTTGCGACCAAGGCCATGAATAAACTACGATTTTCTTCATCATTTCAAATCTCCTTCTTCGTTCGTAGTAGGTCTGAATCTTAATAAAGCAATACTATCAATACATATCCAAATCCTTCCATCGGATGACACTTGAATGCCAAAATCACATTTCTTGTTCCCAACAGTAAGATCTTGTTCTACTGAACAAAATCCTTGCTGATGAGTTTCAGGATATTCTTTCATTTTAAAACTCCTTCTCGATTTTTATTAAAGTTTATTTTCTGTCCAAAATATCTTTCTACTACTCTGATGGCTATTTCTTTTGCTACGTCTTCGCCGAATTTTGTACATGGACATTGCCAGTATGATTCTGCTTCTTTGATACATATAATACACATTGTCTGATCAGCAGCAAGATGTCCTCTTAATTCCTTATTTCCAGGACATCTCAAATCACTGAATCCGGAAAATAATATTGTCCTTAATCTTTTCATGAAAATTGCTGTTAATTCTTGTTCCTTTATTTTGTCCATCGGCTCCTCTGTTATATCGTGTTTGTGGTCGTTGTTGGTTATGCATAAACACTACCATATAAAATTTAAAGATGCCATAAAAAAGGTTATATGTTCTTTTAAAAAGTAACGGTGGTCTTGCTATTTTGATCTACAATTGTTTCAATTTTCAATAAACTTCTTACTTCTTTTAGCATACAATTTGAACAGATACATCTTTCTTCAGCTTCGGCTATTGTTTCACTTTCCTTTGTGAATGGATTTAAGAACTTCCATATTTCATTTCCGCATGTATTACAGAACCATCTTGCTCCCATTTTTATCTCCTTTTACATCAAAGTTTTTCAAAAGAATTTTCACTTTATCAATCTTCTTTTGCATCAAAATGGCTTTTTTTATCAGGTTAGGAAGAGGTTTGATGTCTTCTATACAATATTCTATTCTATGAGAAACATGCTCTATGGTATTTTCAATGTCCATTTCAAGAGAAATCATTTCTTCATCTAACTCTCTAAATTCATCACGTAAAAGAACTTCGGGATCTTTATTTCTTAGACGATCTTTCATTACTTCTTTTTTCCATGTTAATTCATTAATTCGATCATTTAACGAACTTATTTTAAGTCTTATTTGTGCAATACTTAATCTATCTTTTCTCATAATTTATTTCCTTTCAGAATCTAAGTTATTCAGAAGAATGGTTACTTCATCAATTTCTTTTTGTTTTCCCTTAAAAGCGGCAGTTAACCTATTAAACTCTTTTTTACCTTCTACAGACCAAACTATTTTATTGAAATTCTTAATAGCATAGTCAATGTCTAATTCAAAAGAAAGTTTTTCATCATTTAATTCTCTGAGTTTGTTACATAAAAGAACTTCAGAATCTTTATTTTTTAGACAATCTACCTTTTTAAAGATTAGGTATTTATTATCAAAAGTTGTAATTAATTCCCATTCATCTTTTCCCATTCTATCTAAAATAGATTGGAGCAATTCTTCTCTGTCTGTTGAAAGATTTGAGTTGCATACTTCTTGCACTGAATAACAATATTTTCTCATAATTTTTCCTTTCTTTATCCAACTGTAAATCCTCCCTGTTGAAGAATACAATAGCAAAACCAAATTCCAATTGCTATCAATAACTCAGGCCAATATACATATAAGCACCAATATAGAAATTCAAACATTTTATTCTAAAACCTCCACTGATTCAAAAGTTATTGATCCCTCTGGAGCTTCACAGAAATCTAAATCGGTGATTGAACCTAATCGCATCGGATTTGCAGCACATCCAAGAATTATTGAAGCATGTTTGTTTGGACTACCAATTCCTTCTACTTTTATTATAATGGCATCCTGGAAATCTTCTGATTTGGTAAATGCCCTTGCATCCTTATGTTCTTTAAATGTAAAAATACCAGGAGTTTCAGGAGCTTTATTGATTATTGTTCCTTTAAGATATTTTGGGAAAAATTCAGGATGATCTTCTATGAATTTTTCAATTTTAATAATCTCCCTTTCAGTTTGACATCCAGTATTCATGGGACTTTTCCATATTCCCAAATTGGAACAATTTCTTGTTTCCTTTTCAACTACTTTATAAACAATCATAACAATCCTCCTCTATCTATATTGCTGGATTAATTCGAATATTCTCTTCATATATCTCGCCCTGAACTTTGTTAAAAAGACAACAATTGGCATCTACTAATATATCAGAAGCTGATAATTCAGATTTTCTTATTCCGAAAATCATCCATTGAACATCATCGTTTGTGTCTAAAAGATGAAATAAGACTGCTGCTTCTTCTTTAGTTTCAACACGAATTGAAAATGGTTCAAATTTATAAACTTTTTCTGCGAATCCATTTTGGACCAACCACACTTTTGCCCAATCATTTTCTCCGAGAAATTCCTGAAATCCTTCGCATCTCACATTGATTCTTTCATTCAAAAAAAGCATGGCCTCGTTTGCCCAATTTTCGAAAATATCCCATTTATCTTCAGTTTCCTCACAGACATTTAGTCTATCTCTCACAATTTCATATACTGCTATTCTTGAAAGCTCTTTCTTTGTTTCTTTTATATCCATTTTTTCTCCTTATACTGGTTTGAATCCAAAATAAAATCTTGGATAATCTTGGAACATCATAGTTCCTTCTACGTCATCAGATTTCCGTTTCGCCAATACAAATGGGGCTAAAAATGATTTTACTTCGAAATCCTTTCCTATTTCTGGGGTATTCCAAACTTGTCCATGTTTTGTTTCAAGTCTTTTCCTTTCTATGTCTTCATCATTTGATTCAGTTTGTGAATTTATATCTGTAACTAATCTTCTACGAATCTTTTCTGTTGAATCGTTCATTATATGACTCCTCCTTTTTGATCCTTGGTTTTGCTTGTTTATGGGATATGTATGGGATCTTCTTTGGACCAAACTATCCAGCCAAAAGATTTCCACCTTTTATCTGTTGGTTTCCAAAACCTATCACTACTGGTATTTTGCATTTTAATCGGTTCAAGTCCAAGAAGAGTCGGAACGGTCCTAAAAGTTAAAACGATTATTCCCATTTGTTCTTGACTTGTTGGATAGCAGTGGTCATATCTTAACATGTCTAGCGGAAAAGGTCTTGGTTCTCTATGCATTGATTTTACTTCAAAATTATGAATCCACATATTAATTATTCTCCTTTTTCTTACTGTTTACTTTTTCCCAAAATTCACCTAACTCTAATTTTGATGGATAAACAAAAAGATGATTAGAGAGGGCAGTAATAGTTCGTTCTTTACAGTCTTCATCATCTATGGCAGTAACTTTTTTCGCAAACCAGAAGGTTAAATCGAGTTCTTTTCCAATTTCTATCATAACCATGATAGTTTTAATGTCAATTTGTCCTATGCCAAACCCAATTCCAAAAAGATCATAATCTATATAGTGTTCTATTGCATTCTGAAAGATTTCTTCTTTATTCATATTACTTTTTCTCCTTTCTCTTACTGTTTATAATCCTTCCATTTCATAATATTGATATCCTGGCATTGAAGACGTTAAAGGCTTCATCTTGCCCATAAGAACCTTGAAAGCAATCCCCTTTCCTCTTCTGAGTTTACTGGCTTGTCTAATTGTCACTTTGGTCTGAGCACTTTTACATGCCAGTAAGAAACTTTCTCGTAACGAATATTTTCTGTTGGTTTCTACGGTTTTCTTCTTTACATCTTCCATGTTTTTTCCTTTCATGTTTTGTGGTTTAGATCTTAAAGATTTCACGTCCATTCCAATCAATTTCAAGTCTTCTTTTCTCATCATTAACATCTTTTAACAATTCTCCTGCTCTGTGGATATGGGTGAGACGCTTTTGAAACTCTTCTTCAGTATATATCTCACCTTTCGAAAGAAGAAACCCACTTGCGCTTTGTACGTGTCCAGAGTTTCCCCATATCGCATTAGTGTCATGAGTATATTTAGATGGGAGTTCATGGAAACTTCGTAAATCACAGTAGATAACTCTTCTACTAAGAAGGTTATTTCCATCTATCACCTTTTCTGTTCTTATTTTTATCATAGTTCTTCTCCTATATTCTCTTTTATTATCTTGTATTCTTATTCCTCTTTCATTTTACTCGCTACATACTATACAGATTACAAGGTTAATTCTTCTCTTTCCTTTATAATCACAGCCGTAATTTAAGAATTCGATATGCATCTTGGCCTGATATTACGCCTTCCTCTACTGCCTTTTTTATTTCTTCTTTTCTTTTTATATTTTTCTGTAAAAACCGTTCTATTTCCCCATGTTCAATCCGGAGGTCCCTCCAATCTTTTATCTGATGCATAAAATTGAAATGTACCAAACCTCCAAATATGGAATATTGTTCGGAAATCTCCATCGTGTAGCTTTGTAGAGAATCTGGTAATATCTGATATCTTATAAATACGTTTATGAATTGTTCTATATTCCACGATGGTTTTATAAGTATAAAATAATCTAAATCACTGTTTCTGCGATACCAACCAAACCTCCGACTGCCCCCCAGAAAAAAGGATAAACCTTCTCTTGTCATTTCATCTTCTACTATTTCCTTAATTTTATTTATCATTTTACTCTCCTTTAAATTCTTCTACTCTACCATTATAGTAAAGCCTCACTTTTTCTCCAGTTTCAGGATTATGCATGAAATAATATTCTTTTGAAAAGTCTTTTTCATCTACATAGCCGACATTCCTATATACTTGTTTGACCAGTTCAAAACGGTCTTTTAGATTTTCTACATCGTAGATCATTTTATTCTCCTATATGAATTTTCTGTCCAAAATATCTTTCAACTACCCTGATGGCTATTCTTTTTGCTTTTTCTTCACCAAACCTCGTGCACGGACATGACCAATCTACTTCTACTTCTGCTGATTCATTACATATTTCACACATGCCTACTTCAGGCCCTTCACTTAATTCCTTATTTCCAGGACATCTCAAATCACTGAATCCGGAAAATAATATTGTCCTTAATCTTTTCATGAAAATTGCTGTTAATTCTTGCTTTGTAGTTCTCATTTCCCCTCTCCTTGTGCTTTTAAGTATTATACAATATTTTTATACCAATGCAAACCTCGGACCTATGTTTTTCGCGAGTTATTAATGGTTTTTCTCCTTATTCTAAAAATAGCATTGTTACAGCGTCTTAATCTGTTCAAAGCGAGATTCGCTGTGTGATTAGACGCATATATTTTATGGAGTTTCCATCTTGTAAAGACCATTTTATACCAGGGCCTAATCATTTTATATTCTATGCGTATTTCCATTACTTATCAAATCACCTCCTCCTTTAAATAATTTTGTTATTCAGTAAATTTATGACTTTTTCTTTTACGCGATAAATGGTTAAAATTGAGAGCGAATTCTATTGATTTCTTTAACAAGATTTTTACCGGCTTCAGTACTCGATATATCTGTATCTTTTCCTATGGCCTCGATAGTGGCATCAAGCGCATGTCTTGCAACGTTCAAAAGGTTAGTCCATTGGGTTTCATAGACAAGATCTTCAATGCCCTCTGCTATTTGTTTATTCAATTTAATAATCTTTGCAGATTGCAAACGACTACAGTGGCCCAAAAGAAACTTGAAATATTCTGCGAGCTTATTTGGATCCTTCATATCTTCTGGATTTTCTTTTATTAATCTATAAAGAATTTTTGATTCATCAGTTCCAATTTCTGCTAATTGATACAATATATCTTTCATTTTATATTCCTCCTCTCGCTGCTCTAATAGCGATTTCAAGTTCATTTATTGTTCTGATGCAATAATCTTCATTGTCACCAATTTGCAATAATAGCCGATGGGCCATTATACATGCTTCTAGCAGCAGAGGCGAAGCTGTGAAAAGATCGGCATTGGCTATGGTTTCTTCTATATCTGGAAAACCTGTTTTTTCACATGATTCACCATTTAGATAACCTTCAACTCGACATAAGATATGACCCTTTGAATCCCTTATAAAGATATGGTGCATCCCACCCATATCAAGTGGTTCTCGATGTGTGAACGGTCCTGGTGTATGTCCCATTCATTTCACCTCCTTTATTTAAGAGTCGAACATTCTTTACATGGGCTCTATTGTTATCTTCACCAACTCTGACCATCCCTCGACCACCCATGACTTCGCTTCATCAATGAAGGATGTGGTTGTTCCGTAATGAACGTTTTTCCCTATTTGTCTAACTCCATACATTATCACAGTTTCTTTCACTGGAGTTCGTTGGGCTAAAAGTCTTTTCCTTTCTTCCATTTCCAATTTAAGTTTTTCAGTATGTTCTCTTTTCATATTCATCACCTCTCTTTCTCTTTCAAAATTCAATAATAGTTTTTTATCTATATTCCATATATACGTCCATATACTTATTAGGGATAGGGATAGGGATAAAGTTTGTTTATTCATATAGTGGTAATAGCAGGGTTATACTTTTCTTTCTCCTTTATATTAAGTATATTTCAGTAATACAGTTAATTCTTCTTAATATAGGATTCAGTAACTCAGAAGATTAAAAATGAGGAAAAGGGTTCATATCTGAAGACTTAAGATAAATTTCTTCTCAATATAGGAGTCAGGAGGTCTGATGACTTAAAACAATAAACTCGGTTCATATCTGATGACTTAAAATAAGATTCTTTGTAACATAGGAGTCATATCATAAGATTTAAGACAAGGAAAAGAGTTTATGTCTGAAGACTTAAAACAAGGAAAAAATGGAGAGGGAGCCGCCGAGTTCTTTTCCTTACTCTCTACCTCCTTTCTGTTCATTTCTTCTTACTCTCTGATTTCTCTTCTTCCAACTTCTTTTTAAGGGTTTCTATTAAAGGATATATCCTATTGTACTCTTTCAGACGTACTTTTCGTTTCCAACGGTTTATTGTAAACCGTATGGTTACGGTTATTAGTATGCCTAATAGCATTCCAAGGATAAACCAGCCAATAGCGTCGTAGGGCATCCATAGGAAAAGATGACCTTTGGTTAAAGTAATCATTGTGATCTCCTTTTGGTTATTATTTGTTACTTTCATTCACTTTTTCCATTTAACCTTGTTAACGGGTTATTTACCTAAATCCCATTAGTATCTTGTATCTTTTAGCGATTCAAGAAGGATTTTATTAAGAAATGGTAAGCACCCTGTGCAGAATTATATGAAAAAATGATGTGATAATGATAGTAATCAAATTTGAATGACTAATTAATTTCAGTGTCCTTCCTTATTTTCTTTTTAGTAATATACCCTATAAATACCCCAAAAAGAAAAGTTGCGATAGAGAATAAAAAGGTTATAAATATATCATATATCTCTTTATCCATTTTCTAATATACCTCCTTGGAAAGGAGAAAAG